GTTTTAGTGCGTTAGCAATTTGTTTAGCAGAGAAAGTTTTAGATGTGCCGTCCCCACCACTAATAGTTTGGGTGACTTTTCCATAGTAACCCGCTGCTTCGGCTGCTTCCCGAAGTAAAGTTCTTAAATGTTTTATTGCAGATAGTTTTGCTCCTAAATTAATATTTTGTTGGGCAATTGATAGAGTTTCTTTTATCTCGAAGGATAGTCCCCAACCAAGTTGTCGGAACAAACTTAGCACGAGATTGGGGTCATTAAAAGACACCAAAGTAGTCGCAACATCTTCAGGAGATAATTTTTCTATTTTGTTACTCACCCAAACCCCCCCTCACAAATTTCTACATAGGCATCCCCGTGACATTCCAAAGGGGCACAATAACATCCAAGTCTTTTACCTTTCAATTCTTTAATTATTTCTTCTTTAGTTGGAGGAACTTGACCATGAGGAGCTTTTATCTTTCCGGCAAGCCATATCTTAAACTTTTCGCAAGCTTTACTCCGGTCTTGAAGACCACCCACATAAAAGGGATTCCCCCACTTTGAGGGTCTTCCAATAAACACATCATATTCTGAATATTTTAGATTAACTACTTTTGTTTTCATCTTTTCGTGGTCTTCCGACTGGCCGAGCTATAAACTGTTTCATTAAATTGGGATTCTTTCCTGTAGAAGCATCCATCTCGGCAAGTATTGCCGGGTCTGCCGCCTTTTCCAATATTTCATTTGTCACTTCGGTCAAGTAATTACTATCTTTATCGATACGACTATCATTCTTTTTAGTGCTTCCAGGAAAAATGAATCCGGGACTACCGGGTTTACTTAAAACAAATAAAATGCGTTTGAAACTCACGTGACTGTAATAAACTTTCTTTCCCACGTAAAAAGCCTCTATATGTAAAGCTTTCAAAAACTTAAAAGCAGTACGTCTCGATATTCCAAATATTTTTTCCAAGTAAGAAATCTCGTAAAGACTTCCGAATCCAAAGTCAAGTTCATCTGGGACTAAATCAATCATTTCTTTCCTTTTTCTATAAACCCAACTCCATCGCATGTTTGGCAAGGACTAACAGTACAAATTTTATCCCCCAATTCACCCCCCGCGGAAAAAACACCTGTGCCATTACAGCTTGTACATTTTTTTCCGAATATCCGTAACCAGTTCCTTCGATATTGTTCAGCAGAGACAAAACTTTTTCTTCTTCTACTACCCTTACCCATTTTGACCCCCTTGTAAGTAACCATCGGGAAGATACTTCTCGTATTCCTCATCCAGTTTATAATAATTATTACTATATAATTCTTTTAATATGTTTTCTGATAAATCAGTTTTTTGTAAGTGGTACTTAAGATGAGAATTTCTGTAACTATACACATTATTTGTAACTGAATTATATATAAGCAAGTCACCAAAGTCAGTAAGAACAGGCTTAGTAAAAGTGAAATAAAACCACGATCTTCTATTCAAACTTCTGGCTATTACATTAATTGCTCGCAGACCTTCGTCGTAAGCTGAAACAACAATTAATAATTCATCATATGGTCCAAGTTCTATGTCCATGTTTGTATTATACCAAAATTGTATAGGGTATACAAGCAAAATGTTGGTACTTTTTTATTTTTACCTGCAAATTGTATTGAAATTAATTTTAGACTGTGCTATAATATAGAAATGAAGAACAACCAGAGAACCTTCGGAGAATGTAAAATAACAAAAAGAAAGCTACATGCTGGAGATATAGAGATAGCAGTAGCCCAAGAATTCAATTATCGTCAAAATATAATAGTTCCCAATGTCTCATATGGTCTCGGATTCCAATATGAATTAGATATGCTTATAGTTACGAAAGCCGGTTGTATATATGAGGTCGAAATTAAGGTATCTAAACAGGATTTGAAAGCGGATTGGAAGAAAGAGCATCATCATGATAGTCCTCGAATAAAAGGATTATGGTTTGCTGTGCCCGATTATTTGGAAAAAGATGCTTTAGAACTTATCCCGGAACGTGCTGGACTTCTTTCAATATACCAAAGTGACTGGGGAAATTGCTTGGTAAAACGAGTAAAATATCCAAAATTTAACAATAAAGCTCCCAAAATAACCGACAAACAGAGAGTGAAATTAGGGGAGTTAGCAGCAATGAGAATATGGTCCTTGAAGGAACATTTATATAGAAAGAAATAATATGGACAAGGATAAACCAACTCCAGCCGGAATTGCATATGGGTTCTTTCAGGCTATAGGCCATAAACAATTCAATGGGGAGAAAAAACAAGTTCTAATTTTTTGGCGGGACGACTTCTACCTATGGAATGGAAGTGTTTATCAAAAAGTAAATAAAAATGATCTCACAGCTTTTCTTGTGAAGTTCGCGGCGAAAAACCATGTCGAAGCAAGCACAAAACTAATTGAGAATATTCGATTAAATCTTAAAGCCCAGGCCAACATTCCGTACGGTAGACTTTTGAATACTTGGCTTACCGATAAAGAACCGAATAAAACGGTTGAAGCAATTGTATTAAATAATTGGATTTTAACGTTTATGCCGGATGGGACGATTACCAAATCGGCCAAGACCCCAGATTTCTTCACGATTAATAAGCTTCCCTATGATTTCGATGAAAATGCAAAATGTACTCGTTGGTTGCAATTTATGGAGGAAATTACCAGTGGGGATAAAGAATTACAGGAACTTCTTCAAATGTGGGCTGGATACCTATTAATGCCTACCCAAGAATACCAATGCTTCCTTTTATGTATTGGGGAAGCGGCAGCCGGAAAGAGCACGTTTGCCAGAGCGATGAAAAATATGCTCGGTCGAAATAATTGTAGTGATTTACCCCTCCGCAGGTTTGGTAATAATTTCTCACTTTATATGACCTTTGGGAAAAAGCTGAATGTGGCCGGAGACGCGGAGCAGGAACTCACACCACAGATCGAAGCTGTTATTAAAACCTGGACCGGAGCCGATGGTTTGGATTTTGAAAGAAAATGGGGAGACGCATTTACAGCCGAGGCAACTGCGAAGCTTATGGTTCTTTGTAATGATTTTCCAAATTTCACGGATAAGAGTATGGGAACCTGGAGAAGGTTAAAAGTTGTGCCGTTCGTTCGAAACACTGCGGAGGTTGACCCAGATTTGGATGCGAAGTTGGAAGCTGAGATGCCTGGTATTCTGAATTGGGCTATTATGGGTATGATGAAGCTAAAAGCTAATGGAGGATTCTGTAAGCCGGAAGCGAGTGAGGCTGTTTGGAGAAGGTTTAAGGAGGAATCGAATCCGGCTGGTATGTATTTGAGAGAGAATTATTATTATGATTCGACATATCCATTGGGTGTTAGAACCGAGACTGTTTACAAGATTTATCGAATCTGGTGCAGGGAAAAGGGCTACCAGCCGATGAGCGATAGGACATTTGGCAAGGAGGTGCTTAGAGCCTTTCCACAAACTGCTAAACGAAGGATCGGAGGAAGAGAGTATAGGCATTATGTATATGAGGGATTGAAGTTCCAGGTCGGAGCGGAAGTCCAGGGGTATTTAACAAAACCTAAATTGAAGGAGAAATAATATGAATAATTTTGGCATAAAAATGAGTAAGATATTTTTAAGAGAAAATTATGAATTTATACCTGACGATTCTGTTTGGATAGAAGTTAAAATTTTGTATGAAGTTTATAGAAAATGGATAATATCACGAGGATATGGTCCTTGTAATATTAGAGTTTTTGGTAAAGCAGTTCGTAGTGTTTTCCCGAAAATGAGTAAAGTCAGAAAAGGTAAAATAGGTAAAAGAGTATATGTATTTGAAGGCGTTCAAGAAAAGATTTAATTAAGTCATTTCACTCTTCATACCCTCCATATAGCCGTCTCCCGCGAGGCGGCTTTTTTTTTGTGTATCCTATGCGTGTCCTATGTAAAAAATTACATAGGGTACAGAAAAACGCTTGTAAGTTATTATAAATAAAGATGTTACAGAGATTAAAAAATTTGGTGTCCTATGTGCCCAGCTATTTTCTCTTTTTTCTTTCCTATATATAATTTTCTTGTTGTGAAAAAGCAAATAGGAAAATACATAGGCACATAGGGTACACGAATGTAAACTCTTGTTATATAAGAAATTAGTTTACCCTATGTGACATTTTTACATAGGACACATCTGGGTACACCTCTCATTTTTGAGCGAATAACGGGGGTGCACTTTTTCTACAATTTAGAATATGAAGGAAAAATTCTAAACGTTAGAACGAATACGAAGTAGAATCGGGGATATTCTACTAAGTAGAATGGAGAATTTTAAGGGTTGTCCTAAATATGAAGGGTCTTTGCCTACCATTATCGGACGACTTCAGGGGGTCAGACGGGGTCGAGAATCCAGGATATTATTGGACTCCGCACGAAATCGACTTGAATCCCACGTAGGAAATCGAGTTGTTATTGGAATGTCGAATGGTTATCGGACTATAAAGTCCTATAATGTGTTGGTTTCATTATGAATAAAGCATAGAACAGATTAACACGTCCGATAATGATGCGGAATGCAGCCTGTAATCAATGGGGGCACGTCCGAGAATAATTGTTATGTTTCATTCAGGTTATGGGACGTGACATTCCTGCGGTAATTCCGCGAGATTATCGGTTCTTATTGTAAAAATTATGAGCACCGAACACACTCCCGTTTTTTCTACCTTGTAGAATGATTTATTATCAGACCCACAATCGTGTTATTGGACGCACACGCTACCGCCACAAAAAAAATATTCTCTATCTTTGACAAATTTATTTTGCTTTTTCCTTATTAATAGGTTATACTTTATAAAGAATCTCTAAACACAACTTATAATTATTTTATGAAGGGAAAAAAACATGTACGTATATTTGCAAACATATTTTCAAACCGATGAAAATCCAAGCAAAGATGTTTGGACGGTAGGATTTTATACACCCAAAGGAATTTGGGTTTCAGAATCCGACTACAACTCCAAAAAAGAAGCAGCTGAAAGAGTTCATTATTTAAACGGCGGCAATTAAATTATTAAAAAGTGTATTAATCTATTCTAAATAATTTACTTTTTACTCATTTATGATTTATACTTTTAATAGTGCTATTTGAAAACTAAACACAAAAACTTTTTAAGGGGAAAAACATGAAAACAAAAGCAAAACATTTCAATATTGATAAGATATGTAAATCTATTAAGAAATTAGAAAAAGAACTAAACGAGGACGAAATTGCAAGGGTGATATGTTTTTTAGTTGAGAATCCAAAACATATTTTAATGGCAACAATTTATAATATATTTGCTAACATAAAATAAACACACTAAACCCCACTTACCAAGCCGTCTATAAAAGGGCGGCTTTTTTTTTATACCCATTCCAAAAAATCGAATTCATAGGGCGCCACCTAAGCCGTCAAAATATTTTTTAGGATGTTTAGCACCCCAGGAATTGACAAATAAAAAAAGCTGGACAACATTAAAGTTAATCCAACCATTGAAGAGAAACAACAAAAAAGGTTTTATTGTAAAATAGTTTTATCCCATAAATAACGTAGTTCATCCGAAAACATATCTGGCTTGCCCGTAAGCCCGGCCTTAAATTCTGTATCATCTTCCATATCTATTATGTTGTTTGCTTCTTTGTTCATATTCTTTCAGTTCTTCTACTATAGTTTCAAACAACTTCTTTTCTTCTGGTTTGACGTATCACTGTTTCATGTCATCGACCAGACCTAAAAAGTTTTCGATAAATATCAAGGCTTTTATTTCTCGCTCTTTCATATGACGCCTTCTCCTGCTTTATCCTCTTCCATAATATAAGAGTATGTTCCGTCCCCTTCGTTTTGTCTGTAAACGCTGCAATTTTTAGGAATCGGAATCAATCCTTTAGTATCTTTTTTAATCGAATAGACTAAACTACCCCACAAATTCCAACACTTAATTTCTGAATCTTTTACCAGATAAGGATTAATTAAGTTTCCGTCTGAATTTAATAACGCACTAACGTAATGAGTAGATTTTATTTTTTCCATTATTTAACCCCCGCAAGTTTCACTTCTTGTTTTTTCCAACATTCCCCGATTTCCCATTCATCGGGCAAGTTGTAACCTTTTCTTACATCCCCAATTTTCAGGGAGTCTTCACAACCACAAGCGAAAATGTCCCCGTTTGGTTTTACTATTAAGTCTTCACAACAACAACGTTCTTCGACGCCAAAGTCACAACGTCCCGCATTTATCTCATTCCCTGAAACGTCTCTAATTTCTCGATGATCTTCATTACCTGAATTATTCTTTTTTGTAAAAGCTTCAATTACTCTTTCATCAATCTCATCGTGATAATAATCTTGGGAAAGTGCACATCCTATCACCCCTTTACTTGCCATAGCCGCAAGAGCAATTGCAATTTGTGTTTGACTACCATTAGTAGCAAGCCAGACATATTCAGCCGCCGCGATACTTTCCCCCAATATTTGCCAAAAGTGCTTATGTAAAGTGGGTTCACCCCCGCCAATAGTAATATATTCATCGAAGGTTAAAGCTTTTCTAAAAGTACTCAATGATATATCCTCCCCTTCGGAAGTACAATTATTACAACAGTGTTCACAGGACATATTGCAACGTGTAGTTATTTGAATATACATATTAAAACCTCCAATTAAAAATCAAATTTCTTGTTTCTCTTTTCCTGTTCTGTTTCGTGTTGGCCGTTAATCCGTTCGACCTTGCTTTTCCTTCTACCTTTACGCACCTTAAAAGCACAACCGGCCAAATGGTCACACACTTTTTGAGCAACACACTTTTTACAATTTTCCGGTATATTCATATTAGCACAAGCTCAAATAAGCAAGTATTGCCAGTATTAACACATTATAAAAATCACTATCGATTTTTGTAAGTAAATATTTCATTTTTTCCCCCACTGTTCAAAAAAATAGAAAATACCCCAAAAAGCTAAAACCCAAATAATTCCCATGTTTTTCCCCTTATTGTTTCAACCTAATATTTCCACTATGACATTTCGGACAAGACAACCTGAAATAGCCTTTGTCGTCCTTAACCCCTTTTAATTCCGTCTCTTTCGTTACTTGGCCACAACTACAAATATATTCTTGCTCTTTCATATCGTCTCCCCTGATTAAAGTATAGTCTATTTGTAACCAGAAAACAAGTAAAAAACTGCGGAGGATTGAAAATTTTTTAAGAGGATAGCACGTCCCAAATAGGAGGTGTTATTATGGGACGTGCTTTAAGATGAAAAGGGGGGTTTTATTCTATAGCAAGTTTGCTTGCTCTATACTGTAAAGGCACTTTGTTTAATATTAATTCTTTTAACACCTTTATTTTTTCCTTACTTTTTTTCTCAATAATATAATCAATATCATTTTTGGCATTATCCAGCAAGCCGCTTGTTTCATGGTTATAACCATAAAAACCCGCAACATAATCTTCACCGTCTATACTATAGCCATATACATTGCCCGTTAAATAATCGTCGTAGGTTTTTACTTCATTTATTAGAAGTTGCGTTACTCTTGCAAGAAGTTTTTTTGATACTCTTTTAACATTATATTCTTTGCGAATTTTTTCAAACGTTACATATATAATACCAACTTGCCCAGAATCCCAAGGACAAGAAAAACCCGTTGTATTTATAGTCAAGCCGGAATGGTCATATAAAAATAAAGGAAGTACCAAACTTTTATTTTCTTTTTCAAACTCATAAAATTCATCGGCTGAATTGAATTCGTTTTTATCCTCTAAAATATAGCGGCTATGAAAACAAACCATTTCCCCTAAGTTGTCCCATTCTGTTCGCGGATTTTGCGGATAATCTTCTTGCTCAATATCTATTCTGTAATTTTTGTATTCAATCGTTTCCATAATGTCCCCCTGTTATTTGAATTTAGTTATGTTTTGGCTATTGCAAGCCGGATTTGGACAAACTGGGACTAATTGAAGTCCCTTACCTATTTTGCGGTGTTCTAATTTAATAGAATTATGCGAATGATATTTACCGCAAGTGGTACAAAAATATAAATCATGTCCTAAGTCCGTTGTCGTGTCTTCATGTATCATTTATTGTAGTTCCTTAATTGTTTTTCCTTTTGTGGGATGTTTTTGAATTGCACCCGTGATTAACATCCTAACCTTAATATTCAAATCATCTAAAAACTGTTTGCTTACTTGTTTTGGTTTCCAGCCAGTTCTATGGTCGTTTGCATATTGTAAAGCGAATTTCTTACAATGCGAGTAATTAATTAAATTATCTATTTGTTGTTCAGCCATTTTATAAACCTCCTAAAAAAACATTTACAAGTTTCACCTGTATACCTGTAAAACAATATTGAATATACTCATATTATAACTTGTAAAAATGAAAATGCAAGAGAAAAATAAATTTTTTTTTCGGGGAATTTTTTACCCGGCTATTTGTCTAAAACAATATCGGAATTTTTCCGTTTTCATAAAGTCCAATAATATAATGTCCGATAACCAGAAACGAATGTCTCAGTCCGATAACCACAAGTCCTATAATTTTAACGGAACATACTGAACAAAATTATGAGCGGAATAGGGCTTCTTTCAAATCTCTAATTAACTTCTCCGCTTGGCCGTCCCATTCGTCGTGCATAGCTAAAACCATTAAATCGGAAAGTATAGCCGCGATTAGTAAAAGGAGCCAAGCCGGAAAAAGAATAACCAGCAGAATTTTTCTAAGTGTTTTTCTATTATTCATTTTTGTCCTCCATATACTCTTTAACCCATTCTGGGTACTGGCTTTCTGTATCACCCCAAATCATTTGTGTCGGAGAGTCTTTCTCAACCTGGCCGCTTTCTTCTTCCATCTTTTGCAGCCTCTTAAACTCCATATCAAATTCATAGTCGATTATAATCGGCTGAACTTTCACATAGTACCAATAGCAGCATCGAATGAGAAAGTTTTTCAAACACTTCTGTTTTAATGGGACACTCATTTTACGCTCCCAGAGTATCAAGCATTTTATGCAGTATAGCTTTTTTACTTTCTATACTTAAATCATCTGTTATACGAATCCCGTTGACATGGAAGTCCAAAGTTATTTCGGATATAGCTGGTATCAAATCATCCTCGTTAATTGCAATACATATCTTAGTTTCTATATTTTGTATTAATGTATTAGCAAAATTATGATTATCAAGGGGAAGTGCACATTTGGTAGCCAACACTCGATATTCTGTATTTCCGACTTCTAAGTGTACCGGTTTATGTGTGGAGCCACACCCTTCTAATACTCTGCCCCACCCCCCACTCTTAACATTGACCATTAAACCTTTACGAGCTTTCATTTCCAACCTCCAAAAATAATTACTAAAATTATCAATCAACTTTCATTATTCTACCAATTATAAGCCATTATTGCAAGAAAAAAGCGTTCTAAAAAGTATATTTTTTCCTTAAAATTCCCCCCGCAAGTGGGTTTGTCGCCAACCTGCACCACTTACGGGGGTTTCGAGGAGAAAAAAAATGAAAAAGTCCTTATATAGCTTATAATCTATACAATCGTTACACTTAATATAACTATTTTGGGGTCGTGACCTTATCGATTTCTCTGGCTCGTAGGTGCACCACAGAGGTATCCCGCTTCTTTGGATGGTGTTCCAAGCCATAGAGACCCCCGAAGTAAGCATATATTTTTCCCTTATCCCCAGACTTCCACGAAGGTGGGAGAGGGAAATCCTGTTTGTCGTTTAGTCTAACAATTTCACCAACTTGAAATTTACGTGCCATTTTTGACTCTCCTAATTGGTTTTGGTTTTATGACAAGATAATTGGGCTATCCTAACATGCGGAGTAATCGAGCCATCCGGCCAAACATCAACTGCGACCAAGCCAAATTGTACTTTTCTGGAACACTGCCTGGCTCCAAATTTAGTGCCATAGGCCTGTAACGCGGGAAGGGAGATTGCAATAGTATCCTCCACTTCATATATACAAAATCTATGGGTGTGTGCTCTTACGATAACATCAGCTTTTGGCTGTTCATTTACTGCTGCCCATTCCCTGTGGTCCCTAATCTCATTATAAAGGGATGTTGCGGGGTTCATTGTATTTCCCTGCTTGTGTTTAAGGTCGAAGGTGCAACCATTAACACTTTCCCACTCATGGCCACCAATCTTGCAGTTTAATTTCTCCGCAAGAATAATCTCGAAGTCTTCCTGATTTCCAGTATGATAGGGTGTTCCAAAGACCATATTGAAGTATTTAGTCTTGACCTGTTTAACACATTCATAAGCCATTGAAACTTGAACAGTACGATCCGATACAACATGTTCAGTCCCCCCACAACGTGCTCCATCCCCATCAATCATATCCCCCAAGATAAAGCACTTATCAAAAGGTTGAAGTGATTTTAATGTTTTTATATACCAACTCCAGCATTCCTTTTGAACTCGATGCCATTTGTTCCTGATTCTTTGATCCTCAGATTTTGGATTATCAATATATTTGTATTGGTAAGCTGGTGGAGTAAGCCCCGTATTATTACCACAATGAGTATCATTCAGAAAGATAATTCTTGAAGAACTTCGGCTAATACGAGACACAGTACCCTTGTCACATCCTGCCAACTTAGCTATGGAGTCGTGCCTTGTTCTTGCTTTTAATCCATTACATATAATTCGCATACTTTCTTTACTTAGGCTCATTTCGTGAGTTCCTTAAAAGTGTTATAATATAACGTTCTCGCTTTCAACCAAGGATATATATTCCAATGTGTTAATCCAGTTTTTGATGGAGTTACACCTGCGAGCCATTTTTCAAATTCCTTTTTACTTATCTCATTATCTGGCATTAGTACATTACATTCCTCCGCAAGTATAGCCATATCCGAATGTTTTACTTCGGATGAATTTAACCACATCCAATCCAAATCCTCGTTTCGTTGACCCATCTTTACTTTGATATTGAAAGCTTTTAGAATCGCATTTTGAATCTCGTGCTCTAACGTCTCTATCTTATAGTAATAACGTTCATTCTCCTCGAATCCATGTTCCAAATAACGCAAACCAGCTTTGAAGGGCTTAACAATATCACCTATATAAGCCTCGGCTGCATCATGTAACAACTTGGCTAAAGGATGTCCCGGCAAGTCATCACATAAAGCCATTCTAACACAATGTTCTGCAACTGAATAAGGGTATCTTGTCATACCATTATAACGATTAGTTAAAGCCAAGCTATGAGCAATATCCTCAATACAAATCATAGAAGGCTGTATATTCGAGTAATCAAATATCTTGCCGGTATATGTCACTATGGCTGTGCCCATTTTTTCCCTTTCGACTATATTTAATAAGAAACCAAACCCAAATTGAGTTTGTTATCACCACTGCAATTCCTCCGGCTAAGGAATACCATTGCTCAAGATGAGGATAATAGAATAAATTCCAATATCCCCATAGTGTGAAAAAGGCAACATGTACCCAAGAGACCCCATTAATCTTTTTAGTTTTTAGTAAATTTCGTATGCTTAACCAGATAAACGGAGCAGCAAGAAATTCAAACAAGCCATTGAATAAGTCGGAACTTACTTTCATTTTAGTTCCCACCCATTATCCTTATATAGTAAGGCCCACATTAAAAAAATATAATTGATTTGGTCATGGAGTTTTTCCTGCCATAATTCTTGGCTATATGTTTTTCCTTCTCGTAAACCGTCAAGCATATCCTCAATGGAACAGTCATGCTTCAACTTCATTCCCCGCAAAGCCTCGATTGGCGTAGTGTCGTGCATTCGAGCCGCCCGTCTAAAGTTATGTAATTTATCCCCACCTTGAGCATACTCAGCAGATTTATTGCACATGACGTTCTTAACATGCTTCTCGATAATAAATTCCATAAATTCATCAAACTCTTTTTGACCCATTTTATTCACGTCGATAGCATCTTTGGAATTAGTTTCTTTACCAACTAACGTTGGCACTCTGGATTTAGGATTAAAGTGTGTATACACAGTTCCTAAAGCTGTCATGTCAATACACTCACAGCAAGGATACATTTTATCTGTATAATTAGCAAAATATAAACAATCTTCCTTTATACACTTCTTATTCATAGTGATACCTTTCCCAGTAGAACCTCCGCTGTGATTCTACCTATTTTAATATAGTACGTGCTGGAATCCTCATCTACTCTGAAAGTAGCGGTTGTTTCTATCTTCCCAGACCCTGCGGAGGGTTGTAAAATTGAGACTGGGATATAAGCTTTGAAACCCATTCTCATTGGAAAAATTGAACACTCGGATAACCATGTAACTCTTTCCTGATTTAATGTCGGTTTGAAAATCGTCATTCCGAATAGATTAATAATATTACTTTTATAGCCAACGGTCATAACTAAACCACTTTGGGTATAACCGATAAATTGCTTTTTAACCAGATGTGGAGAACCCTTGCGAAATAATCTTTGAACCAGAAGATAGTAACCTCTGGGCTGTTTATTGACAAAATGGGGACTAAAGGTAACAGGTATATTAATAGTTTCACTCATATCTCAAGGTCCTCTTTACAATTTTTACAAATAACAATATCTCCATATGTTTCTCCCCCATCGAAATCCTCTAAGAGTCCCTTACAATAGAGTTCCCCGCAAATATCACATTCCTCTGAGCAACTTTCACAGTGAAGTAGTCCAAAACCACCCTCACAGTGGGCTTCCCTAATCATGTCTCCATCCTCTTCACAAGTTTCACAATGATGACATTTTCTTTGTTCTGGTTCTTCAATATAGTCTGGGTCACACATTTTTTCCTCGTAATAGAAAAGCCTCAAGGCTGGTTCAAGGTTATTTTCGACATACCTTGAGGCTAATTTTTCCACACTTTAGTCTTTTACAATCTTATTTTAATGAGTGTTTGGAATAGGACCCGATCCACCAACGGACATATTTGGTTGTTCGATAATAACCGGAGCCTGCGCAGGCTGTTCGATATTTATCGGTTGTGGAACCTGTACTTCCTCTTGAGGAGGGACTGTTCTTCCTCCACATTCGTCTTGAGGAGGCAAAGCCGCTTGGCTTTCATCGGCAATCTGAATACCCGGTAGGACTTCCTGAATATAACAATTTGTGTATTCCTGTCCGTTCTTTCGGGATGTCGTGGTAGCCACTTTGACGCGGAGAGCTTTTCCAACTGCGGCTGTAAAAATAGCATTAGCTTCCGCAAGCGAATTAACGGCCACGCCACTATTCAAAGCTTTTACCTGTCCTTTAAGGATCCCTAAAGCATTGGTATTGTAGAAGCCAAGGCAAAATTCCTGTCCATTCAAATCTGGATTTTCTGGAGCAAGAATCTTGGCGGTTAGTTTCCACCAACCCATTTTTTTGTCATCCTTTTCCGTGACATCTTTGTTCGATTTTGTCACCACGACAACGTACTCGTCATCCGGTGGCATCCAGTCTGAGAATTCCTCAGCATCCTGGTAGGCTTGATTGAAATCTGCGAGCAAGCTCTCAAAATTCATGTCTTCTGGCATTGTTTACCCTTTCACAAAAAAATAATAAAGTACTTTATTTAATATTACGAACCCCAACGTTGTCGGGCTTCATTTACGGCTTTCTCATAATAGGCTTTGAAAACGTCCCAACCTCCTATAAGCGGAAGCTGTATTTTTCTTGGCATAGTGGGGACTCCACTGGCTTTATTGGTCCCGTATTTATCTATAGTTAAAGAGTTAAGAAAATATGAAGTTACTACCTCCTCTTTGGATTGTGGAACTTCTATTTTCTGCCCCCCATTCATAACTATTTTAGGAGGAAGAGTGGTTTTTACTGTTTCCGGTTGACAGTAAATGGTGAGTTTGAAGTCCGACTTGGTAAGAATCTTTTTAGAGACACATGGATAAACTGCATCCCTCAAACGAGTTACAGTTTTTTTAGTCGCAGGATCGACCTCATTCTTATATTTTATATGCCCGGCAATAGCCCAAGACATTCCGGCCATTTGAATATCTAAAATAATAGACCAGAATCTTTGCAGAATTAAGTTGTATCCGTAACCCTCCGAGCGATAATCTGTTATATCTTCGACTGACTTTTCTTTCTCCAGTTGGTGCTTAATCATGGCTATACATTCATCAGAGGTATCAATAGAAGTTCTTACAAACCTCCTATTACCAGCTTTATAGTCATCTAACATTTTTCCTCTTATATCTGTTAATTGACTATAGCTCTTGATTGGAATTCTAATAGAACGAGTCCCAGGAATGGCCTCCGCACGTTCATCGAAGTCAAGAATCATATTATTATGGATACTCGATATATAGGTAGTTTTACCTTCCCCACTTGGACCTACGACATAGAGATTTAATTCCTCTGCTTTTTTTGGCTTGTATCCGGTTTCAGCACCGAGAGCCATCCAATCAGAGGGTACTATTGGGCATTTATTAGGAGCCGTATCTACGACTGGATTTACGTTATTTGTTTCAACCATTTGAATGCTCCAATTTTAGGCTGTTGTTTTCTCACCTGTATTAGATTGTTGTGATTTCTTTAATGTTTTAATAATTGAGTCCTTTTTTCTATTATCAGCCACAGCACCTATACCAAGAATACCAAGTAAAGTAACCCCGGCTCCTACTGGATCAACTGTTCCACCCTGAGCAGCCACTAAACCTATCTCGAATAGCTTCTGCTTAAATATGTCTTGCTTATCTAAATCTGCGTAGGCCAATTCAATATCGGCGGCGAACTTATCAATTTCATTGTTTAGCTCGACCCTTGTAACTTTAGCTCCTTCCTTATTGAAGGGATTGGTAGTTTTGCTATCGCAACCAACCAGATAAACGCTGAGACACAGTACAATTACAATTGCTACAGCCAAGAATTGATTATGGCTTAATACTTTTCTTACTTTTTCCAGAAAACTTTTCATTCTGTGTTCCTTTCGTAAAAGAACCTTCGGGTTTCCCCTTAAAATATTTTTGGTAGATTTCCCACTGATTTGGAGCAGTTAATCTACAACGTTTACACCAACATATAGGTTGGGACCATTTATCGCTTACCATTTCTCCAGGTATTTCAACCTTACCCAAACACTTTGGCCCGTAAGTCCATTTGTGCCCTATTAACCAACATATTAATTTTTTAATTCTTCTCTTCATTTTCAGTTTCCTCCGCAGGTTTTTCAATCCTATACTTGGTACCAAACAAACCGTCCCATTGCTCAGGACTTGTTTCACATAAATCGTGATATATACAAGTTTTCTTGTAAACAAAACAAGAATTTCGGGACTCGTCTCTTCGGTAAGCTTTTGGGTGATTTCCTAAGCTTTCCAAATGTTTCATCATACCCAAATCAGTTCGCAATTCATCGGGATAGAGTGGCTCATTAAACATCATACTTCGGGAACGAATAGCAGCTTCCATTTGATCGTCATACCACTCTTCAACCCTGCGGAGGTATGCTTCTTCTTCGGACACATTCCAACTTTTAGCATTTTTAATATCGGTTTTGCAAAGTTTTATGCCGGGGAACATTATTCCATCGAGAATAAATCCGCTTGCCACGGCCTCCATTCCGAGAACTTTTCTGAGATAATCCATAGTGATTATCCTATAAATTCGTCCTTGAAGTGACCAAGAAATTCCGGCAAATACTTTTTCGATCGTATCCCCGGTAGATTTATGGTCCCGTATCCAAATACGATTATCTTGTGTATTTAGTAAAAGCTTATCAATAGTTCCTTCCAGCATCAACCCAGCGACATAAGTTTTATGATGAATCTCGGAACCTAAAACTTTGAAATAAGAAGGTTGTGGAAATCTCTTCCAAAATATTTTGGCCATAACTAAGGCTTTGTTGTATAAATCTGTAAGCAGGGTTGCGGTATGAAGAATGTTTCCATCTAAATCCTCTCCTTTATCGACTTGAGCCATTAGTTCCTTCTGCCAATCCATAACCCATTTTTTTACTTCGTTTTCTTTTCCGGGGCCAAGCTGTTGGAATTTATGATATACTGTTCCAAGATTTGCAGAGTCTTTTCGTTCCCCACCTCGAAGAGTGATGCCAAGTCTATATTGACAGAACCATTTGCGGGGACAATGTAAAGCACAGGATATTGTGGATTGGCGACATGCCATAGGTAGTAGATTTAGATTATCGAAATTCATTTTTGTTCCTCCGCAGTTTTATCAGCTGTTAAGGTCCCGTCTTCGATAACGAAACCAAGCTTGCCGGATTCATCTATTTTTTCCACCCATATTTGGTAGTCCTTGTCCGCGACCATTTCCCCAAGAGCTTTCAAGTTGGCTGTATCAAGGTCATTGCCATTAACACGAAGAACTTTAAGCTTTGGGTTCATTGCCATACCAATTGCAACGCTTATCTTTATTTTGTTTGCATCATTTACTTGGCTTAGAGGAATGTTGTTGAATCTGAGGCCATCTTCGGCAATGGTTAAACCAGCGATAGGCATTTTGGCGTCGGTCATCCTTTTAGCTTTTTCAAACTCAATGTCTTTAATGCTTTGACCTAAGCTGGAATATTCCTCCGCAAGGGTATCAACTTGTTTTTGGTAGTTTTTCTTGTCACGATTATTTTTTATTTTTTCGTTAGTGGCTCCGATGCTAACTATTTTTGATTCTATCTCATTTATATTTTTCAGAGAAGTAACAGGGGTACGGTCGAGTTCCTCTTTAATTTCTGTACACTGTATTTGTTGGTTCTTAAGCTTTTCAGTTAATCGCTGAATCTCTGCGGCGGTTTCCTTCGCATTATTAGCTATATTATTATAATTTTGAATTAATAATGTTCGATGTGAATTTGATTCATTTGCTTTTGTATTGAATTCCTCGATAGATTTTTTTTCAGCAAATAAATCATCAAGTTTAATCTCCTCATTGGGCATGTCCGGCGTGTATTCTATCGTCATTGCAAAGGTTTCAGCAATATCCTTCTCTTTGCGGATTTCAGAACGTCTGGCTTTTATTTCCTCAATCTTTTTGTCGAGGTCCCTTAGGTCCAGTCCGACAAAACCCATAATTAATTTCCGTTGCTCGGATTCCTGCATTTTGGAAAAAGCTAATGGATCAAATGAAATATTTCCGACAATCGAGTCAAGAAATTCTTGAGGTCTTGAAATTTTTGAAGTAAGTTCCCCTTTTTGTTCTACCTTAAGGGTAGTTCTTTCGCCGAAGAATTTACGTGTCACGGTATAGTCGCCCATATCTACAACAATAGAAGCTCGATGCTCCCCTTGTTTTATAGGCTCCTTCGGCAAATTGCGTCCACCGCATAGAGCGGCAGTTATCGCATCAAGAACACTGCTTTTACCAACTTCATTCTTGCCAGTTATCAGAACTAAATTTCCTTCGGGGGTGATTTCTACGGCTGATAATCTTTTATAATTCTCTGCGGTTAGTTTTACTATTTTCATTTCTTTTCCTTTCAATAGTTATATTATAACATAAGCTTTATTCGATGTCAAGAATAAATTTTATGTGCACGTGTAAGGATAACGGGGCTTAAATATAATTTGAATATCACAGGAGAAGCAACTGGCTATCATGTTAAGTTCCTCCAAAGTTAGTGGGTCGTCCCCCAGTTTAGCTTTAAGCTCATCCCCGGTTATCATTCTTAGTAAACCAGAGTCCTTGTCTACTTTTAAGAATTCCTCATACACACTATTAGTGCTAAGCATCTGAGCTAATTCTTTCCAGCCCATTTCATAATCATTAAGCTTTTGTTGAATAGCATTAAATAAGTTTATTCGAAATCTCTCATAAGCTTCTGATTGAAGTCTCTGAAAAGTACTCCTGTTGATATTTTTATTTGGTTGAATCATTTCCAAAACCCTCTACTTCTTCTTATTATGTCCAATACAAAATCAATGGGAAAAGTGAAGACTGCTACAAGAGTAAAAATAGCTTTAGCAGATTTGGTTTTTCTAAGATTAAATAGTTTCTTATAAAAAGCAATTGTCCAGTAAAAAGATTCTTTAATCATTTTCTAAAATCCTCCGGTAAGATTATTAATCCTTTTTCTTTTGAACCTTCCATGACACTATGTTGTTTTGTAGCGATTGCATTAGTTATACCTTCTCCAATGCGTTTGCACAATTTATCGTCAGTAACAATTTTGACGTTTATATCGAAAGGAACGTTTTGAAGGATTGCATGAACTATGTCACCTGCTTTTTCTTTGTCAGGATAAAAGAGGTAAACGGGTTCGGGGTCTTGGCCTTGACCCTCTTGTAGTGATTTTCGTACACGTCTCATAAAGCCCATTTGATTTCCCTTTCTGGTTAAAAAACGACGGGAGCCAAGAGGCGGCTGCCAGCATGACTCCCAATCTGCGGAGGTTAAAAAAAAGTGGAAGAAGTAAGGTTGACTGTCGAACTCCTTTTATGCGTTATGCAGTTGTCAAAAGATATGATTTTAGTTCCGTCATATCCTTGTTCTTCCATTACCTTAATTATAGCATATATACTATTCATTGTCAATACTATTTTTTATTTATTTTGATAAATTTTTTCCCCATCCAGTAAAGTCCAGGTTCTCAAACATTAGGATTGGATGAGGGTCCCCTATTTGAACGAGGCACAGGGAAAGATATTCCTTTACCGGGTCCGACCCGAGAAAAAGTTGAAGAGCTGTTCTTTCGAGAATAGGAGTGTCTACCGCTAATTTTAAGTAAATATGCTTACGCCAATCTCCCCCTTGGGACGGTAGCTCCTTGGAATGAAAGATACAATGGAAGTTTTCGTTTAATTCCTTCATTCGAGTAGCAAATAAGATATATTGCTCTTTGGAATCTATATCTATTTGTAATTCATTCTCCAAGGGTTCTATTACTATTTTACCTTTGCTTTTTGCTTTCTCAACAGCATCTTCAAAATTATTTAAGTCATAATCCATAATTACTCCTCTAATAAAACGGGGGGAACATCAAACGATTCTTGTAGAACACATCCAAGCATTAAGTGAATCATTAAGCAACCAACTTTCCGTCTAATATTTGCATCTCGACTACGCCAAGGGATAAATAAAGCCCGAAGGTTATATTTAGCAATAGCAAGACTGATTCGATGTACCAACAATTCTGGATTTTTTACCCGAGCATCGTTAGCCAGTAATTCAGCTGGAGAACATTCAATTAACAGATAGGGGAATTTACATTGAGTAGCTAATTTTCTGAACGCCTTAGCTTGACGGATTCGATCCCGACTTTCGTTCATGTTTTTGTAAAGCTCCAGTTGGGATGCTTTCCGTTCAAACACACAAATATCTGGGTACTCCTTTAGCCTATAGTCACCATAGTCGAGCTTTGCTTTTTCGACCTTGACTCCAATCGGCAAGCTGTTGTACGTAAGTTCTGGGTCCCCTATTTTAATCAACTCCGGGAACAGCATAGGAATCTGTTCACGAGTGTCAATTTGTACCGTTACCACATTTGGGATGTTATAACGATAGTACTTATCGGTTTTTCTTGGAATTGGCATTACTTTGCTCCTCTTTATTAAATTTTCTTAAACATCTTATACAATTTACATCCTCTATTTTAGATGTAGTAATGCAGGATAAAACTTTTTTTCCACAAAGAGAGTGAACACCATTTAGCTTATGTGTTTTTTGAATACTCATTTATTTATACCTCTTAAGTTCTGCGGCCCACTTTACCTTATGTTCTGTCCATTGCTCGAATATTGGGAGTAATGGTGGATTATTCATTGTATCAAATAAAATTTTTGTAGTTGCTTCCTCTTCCTCCGCAGGTGAATCTTTGAAGAGAGCATCATAAATATTTAATACAATTAAACTCTTGTAATCTTTATTTAGAAATTCATGTTTTATTTTATAATGGCACGACTGTGTTAGCTGAGCACAAGGGGCTTGGTGGAGAAAGTTTAATACTTCCCCCACTTGCCCCTCTATATTGGCCATGCCCCTACCAAATGTACGAGACCATCCAGTAGGAATCTCAAGATAGCCCTTATCGGCGGCCAGCCGGATCATCCTATCCTGCCATTGTTTGTACACATTATATTTTTTGAACCAGGAATCTATAGCGTTTCTACAGAAATGTAATCCAATCTCAATTCCACAATCCTGCAAAGCTGTTCTCTGGAATGCTTCTGGACCACCCCTAAAAATCATTAAAAAGTTAAGAGTCTTTCCAAGTTTATATTTGTCTGGTTCCCGCTCCTTAAATGCTTCCGGCGATTCGTCACGAGGTTCGTCTGGAAAAATTGTCAACGCTGTTTCGTGATGCAGGCTTTTTGTTTCATCGTTATAAACTTCGAGCAGTATTGGATCGCCGGACAGCAAAGCCGCCATCCTTAAATGGTCTGCTGCCATGTCACATTCAACCAATGTTCCATTAGGCCATCTTGACCGGGAAGCTTTCCTAATACTTTTAGGCTCTGTTTGTCTGGCTGGGCCTTTACAAGAAAATCTGCCTTGAATCTGCCCCCCAGACTTATCATCACTGCTTCCTCCTCTACTGGCATATAAAGGAACAGGATACCAAGAAGGATAAACAATGCCTATGTCACCATTCCGAGTAACAATACCTTTCCTTGGAGTATTTAATAATGGCCCCGTATATGTCGATGTGATTTTTGACCGTTTTTTATACTGATGAAGGAGAGAAATAGTTTTAATATTAAGGCTTCGACTTTTGAAAAGTTTTTGCTTCTTTACTTCGGACTTAACAAGATTTACATTTTCAATACCAATCGAAATGTTTCCTGTTTTAGTCCATTCAATTTTATCTCCTATTTGCAGTTCTGTTGCACAATCCATCATAAGTTGTCTTAGCGGGGCATCCGAACCAGTTCCGGCAAGTTTTATCCCAGTAAATTTTTCCGATACTTCCCTTAGTTTCTTACAATTATCAATTTCTTTGTCGTGAAACTTTTGAAGTTCCGGTATCTTTAATGCACTACCATTCGCTTCCAAGTCAACACAGTCCCAAACAATCATGTTACGACACCAAGCACTAAGAGGTGACAACTTTGGTGAATTCGGTCCATACTTTTCTAATATTCTACGTTTTAACTCCTCATATAGAATTAATGTTGCTGCATTATCAAGTGATTGGTAGTAATGTAACTTCGGGTCATGTATAGACTTAGCGTTTCCATGTTTTCCAGTGACTTCCGAAGTGGAATAGTCTGCAATACCGAATAAGGTTGAAAGTTCCTTCAATCCTTTTTCAGGTTGTTGCTCAAATAGAAGAAAACTCATAATAAGAGTATCATCTACCCTCAACCTGCGGGGGTCAATCCAATAAGGTATCTCAGCATCGCCACAATATCTTAAATAGAGAAGGTCAAACTTTATATTCTGTCCAACACATAAAATATTGTTTAGAGATATAAATCTTAACCATCTCCGAATTCTATTCCTATGACTTTTATACTTGAATAAATATAAAGGAGTTCTTAGTTTTTTCCCATTCTCTCTCCAGCCAAACCCGACTGTTTTGACTTGATTAATAAAATCTATACCATCTATTTCTTTTGATTTAATCGGATGAAAAACAGTCTGCTCCTGCCCCGAAAGAATACCATATGTTTCAATATCAAGCGTAACCTCCGCAGGTGTCTTAGTGGGTATACCCCCACATACTTCCGGCGTTACTTCAATACTGTTAGGAATAAAACGACCCTGTAAATATCTGATTAGCAAAGAGAAGTGAGTTTCTACGGCTCTAATTAAACCTGGTTTTCTATGTGGAGCAAGCATTGCTGGATGAAATGTAGCAAATACCCGAACCTTGCCCAATACTGGACTATAATTGCCTTGTTTTTTAAGAGTCTCATTCAAAGAACTAATATTAAGAGTACTATAACAAGCTTTAGCTCCCAAAGCAAAGATAATTACTTCCTTATAATACTGTTGCAATATAGCGACATCCTCTACTAAATACTCACGACAAGCTCGTATTTGAGATTGGGATTCATTAGCACCCTGCGGAGGTTTACATCGACAAGCATTGGCGAGATATATGTCTGCATATATACTTAACTTTGAAGCTTTACACATACCCTCTACTAATTTCCCAGAAAATCCAACGAAAGAGCAAGCCTGGACATCTTCATTATGTCCAGGGCTTTGTCCTACAAATAAGACCGCTCTCTCTTTGGTTGGGCCGAGGGTCTGTGTAAGTGCTCGTGTCGGAAGTCCTGAATTCTTTGCCGATTGGCACAACAAACATTTATCACACTCAGAATGTCTTTTGAACTCAATCATAATAAGGGGCAATTCTTTATTGTACAATTTCCTTCAAGGTGGTCTGGATTATCCTTATGTGTACAATGGGTTAGGTTCACATCGTCTTCGTGACTTTCACTTTTGCACATTTCGCCTATATTCTCGGATGTCCAAGTGAAAAATGGACATATTGTAACTCCTGCTTTTGTTTTTCTAAAACTCATTTTTCTTTCCCTTTATATTTAATTTCTCAAGTCCTCAAATCTTTGAAAGTCAATAATACATTTTGCTACTAATTGTTTAGAAGTAATCTTTTCAATAGAGTCTATAGCATTCATGTAATCAATAAAGTCGGAGTCATTTATAATATTAATGTCAAGAATACAGCCTCCTGATATTGTTTCCTGAACTAAATTGTATAGTTCTGGTGTCATTTACTCCTCCATATTATTAGCTATACGCATAATTGTTTGTCTGTGTTCGTCTTGAATAAATTGTTGATTCTCAAATTCTTCTTGGTCCGTAAAAGAATTAATCCTTCCAGTAATTAAATTATCCAAAAAAGAAGGTTCCAAGGCATCCAACTCCCAAGACTTTGTTCCGAAGCGTTTAATGTAGGAATCACATCTGCTATCGGTAATTTTAGCTGGATTTGGTGGAGGACTCTGAGCCTTTACTTGGTCCATATTTAAGGCTATTCGATGAACCTCAACCTTAGAGCCAAACATATGTAAACGTTCTTTTATATCACGCGACATATCAATACCGCTTGGGTCATGGTCCCCTAAGTGTAAAATATGTGTATCGTGGAAAACTTCTTTATCCAGCAACCTTTTGGCCGCTCTCCACATAGCACTTTGACTTACATAACCTCTACAGGAAAAGCATGGAACATCAAGAGGTCCACAAACACTATCCACTATACCTATTAACGCATCTTTCTCTATCCAGACTTCGACATAGTCCTTTTGTGTTTCTCTAAGATCGATTTTGAACTGCTCAGCACAGGACTCAATAATTTCACGAGGAGACTCCCAATGCGAATTTTTCCTTAGATAACGAGTCCTATCTATTATGGCGTCCCAATCTATCAATCCATTTAATCTTGCATTGCTGATGATGCCCCCAAGTCTCTTATACTCCCTATCATTGTTGGGAATAATATCTCTTGCCACAAATTGATAATACAATTGTCGCAAGGTTAAATCATAGCCTGCATCTTCGTATTCTTCAATAATTTCATTGGCTGAATCTATAATAACCAAACTACTTCTATTTAATCTCTGATGTTGATATTTTATAACTGGCATTTTATTATTCGTCCCCTCCTACGTAATGAGTTCTTGCGACTGCATCCATAGTTGCAATTTCAATACCCGGAGTTTTCTCAGTACTTGTTACGCAACAATTGGATATTGTTACTTGTGGAACTTGGCTTAAAGCTCTTGCTGTAAGTTCTATCGCAGAGCATAGCTTAGTAATAGCAATTAGTCTTTCCTCCCGTGGAACGATAATCTTAATTTGTTCCGAAGGTTTTTCAACTTTAGTTTTAGTAGTACTTGCTTTTTTGGTTCGTTTCATTTTTCTTTTCCTTTCAGATTTTATTTTTATAATAACTACCCATCCACATGCAATGACATCTCAGTAACTCAACAGGATTTAGTTGATTTTAATGGAGGTACTATCTCTCAAAGGTCTTATTGCCATATACACCTTTTACCCTTATACCGACTCTACAATCGTTCTTCCTTCCTACTTTGGCACAAGTAAGGAAAGCTTACTTTGTTGTAGCCACCATGTAGCTCACAGGATTTCGTATTACTGGAAAATCCAGTTTTATTATTAACTTTTCAAAATAATGCCTTTACCCTGAAAGGCTAAGTCACGCCTTTTTGCCTCATTTCTCATATAATGGCTTCGGCTTGGTGTGTCGCGTCCCAAATGGTCGAGGCAGGATTTGAACCTGCTGCTGGGTAGCTTAGAGTTATAACTTATAAAAGTTAATGTGCTGCGATATAGAGCTTCCAGTTTGACTATACCCTCAATCGTTTCCCACACGCTGCTCGACCAATATTAACTTTTCAATTACAATTGTATTATATAAAGTATGAAATGGAAAGTCAAGAGAAAAATTTTAGTTCTCTAATAATTTTATCACATCAGTGGGTAAATCTTCTCTTTTAATTGAAACCCATCCATATCTAAGACCAACTTGATTTGGACTAAAAGAGCCAAAAGCTAATGCAGAAAAAGAACCATCTGCATTTATACGAACATAAGCATCTTTGCCCAAATGAACTGTTTTGGATACAATTTTCATTTTTCTTTCCAGTATAATTTTAAGTTTTTATTTTATAATATCAAAATCAAAAAGGAAAGTCAAGAGAAAAATTAAAAAATATTTTGATAATTTTCTAAGGCTCCTAAACCATTCATCTGGATGTCTTCGGTCATCTTGCCGAGGGATGCTTCACCAATCACCTGTTCAAACAGGGGTCTATAGGAAGATGAAATACCTTTGCTTATTCTCTGGAGTCTTGATATTTGTCTTCGATTCTCAAGGGCTGTAATATCGGACTTTTTAATTTGAATCTTTCCCAACTCTGGATATACTTTCTGGAATTCCCTATTTATCTTTTCTGCCTTGGTGGTATCGTTCTGGAACAAAGCCATTGTGTAATCACGCCTATAGCTTCTTATTCTATCTCTCTGGGAGACCAACCATTTAGCCGCTCCCGACTCTGCGGAGGCACTCATTGGTCTTAATCCCACTGCTCTAAGAGTTAATTCCATAGGAGTCATTGCTCCTATTAAGGAACCGTCTTTATTATATAAGGGAACTCGGCCCTCCGCAGTGGGGTTTTTATAGTCTGCAAATTTTGGGGATAAACTTTTATAGGCTCTTCTCGCTGCAATTCCACCAGGTAGTAGTAATCCTGCAACGTCACCCATTCCCGACATGTCGCCTGTCATAAGAGATTTGACTGAGGCCCCGGCTATCTGAGCTACTGGAGGTACAAGAGGCCAAGGATAAAAAGGAGATTTTTCGTATTGGGGTAATGGAAGTGCACCTGTTAATAAACCTCCAGATATATCTGCACCTAATAAATTTCTTGCTGCAAAATAAGCAGTGGTTGAACCTGCCATAGCTCTACCTATAGTTCCCCAATCTAATTTATTTGGATCGGCCCCAAGGCGAAGTGACCCATGAAGGTAACCCATAAATCTAAGAGGAAAGTGCATAAATTGTCGATATTGTGGAGCCATATTAATTAAAGCTCTTGGTAAACCTAAAGGACCTCCAGTAAAATTGGCAAACATATTAAGGGTTTGACCAACTTCCCCGGCTTCTGTAAATAAAGCGGTCTTGGCCGCTTCTGTTGCTTCTACAAGTTTTGAAGCGTTTTGAGCTATATGTGAATTTCTTCCGGCGTAATAAGCAAGTAATCTGTTGCCAGCCTCCGAGGATGCAAACGGAGCCATTAAGACTTTCTTTATTTTTTCAACCCCGGTCTTTTGAACTATTCGAGCGTAACCTTCTCTTGCCACATCACCAGCTAACATTGCATCGACAATCTTGGAGGCGTTACCTGCATCCTTTACGAATTCAGGAAATGCAGTATTAAAAGCCTCTTCATGCTTAACACCCTTCGCCATATAACCAAGGTACTTCTGCATTTTACTTAATAAACCTTCCTGTCCGGCTACTCCTTTTAGTCCATACCACATACCTTTTGCACCAACAGAATTAATAGTAGTGACAAATGTCTGTAGTGAATTCTTTGACGCAGAAGATAAGTTAGCACCCAAAGCGGTTAGGTAAAAATGATGTGCTATAGTGCCTCCCAAAGCTTCCGAGGAAGAAAGTGCTTTTGATTTTCCAAAATAGTCAAGTAACCATTTCTTTCTATCTGACCCAACTATCCCATCTATCATAGGATGATTATTTAACCAATTAAAAATCTTCTCTTTTCTAACTGAATAATTAAGTGAACGAGTCATCTCTGGAAAAGATTTAAGTCCTTGGATATGTGGAAGAATATCATCAAGTAAGTAAGATTCAAGATGAGGAGCTTCCCTAAATACTCCGGGCTTATTGATTGTGTCCATTATTTTCTTACCAAGACCCGTACCATGCCAAGCATATGCGGAGGAAGTTGAATTGATGTAACGACCTGTAGCTTCCCAAGGATTGAGAGAATAGTTTGCTGGCTCAGCTAAGGTTTTTCCAATCTCTAATAATTCGGTCTTAACTGCATCAGGTCCTTTGAATGCCGATTCTTGCAGAGCACCCACCATTGAATCCAAGGTGTCCCGCATTCTCTTAGGACTACCAAGATGCTTAGCATAAGGGGTTTTTTCCATACGCCTAATAAATTCTATTCTTTCGTGAGCTTCGTCCAAACCAAGTGACTTTATATCATACCAATTTTTCTTAACTAACTCTGATAGTTCATTTGTTTTCCTACCAAGAACCGTTCTCACCATATTGGTAAATCCAGGTTTAACAACACCAGTATTTTCCAGTTCAGCTAACTCATCTAAGTTAGGAATCATTCCCCCCATTCTTTGAACTTCTTCTCTTCCTATTTTTTCTGCAACTTCCTTATGTAACCACTTTCTGTAATTAACACCTGTTGTTCCCCTAAGAGAAGCTTTATAGTATTTATTGTAAGCTCCTTGATGAGGAAAATAATCTACAACATCCTCACCAAATTTAAGACCTTTAGCTTCCACAGCATTCTTTATTCTTGATTTAACATCGGGACTTTTCATTAATTCCCCCCGAATACCGTTAAACCAAGTTCTTAATTTATCCGAAACACTAATAAGTTTTGGACTCATGTTGTTCTGAACACCAACAGCTATAGGAACATCCTTGCCACCCATAAAAGCCTTCCATTCCGGCTCATCGCGTAAATATTTAACTAAAAAATGATCCGCTTTATGAAGACCATCAAGACGAGCCGATACAGCAAAACCTTCAGCTTTCGATAGAGGTCCGGCTTTAGTAAGAATATCATCAAGCTTACTCCAGTGTTTTGAAGCGAACTCTGTCGTTTCCTTTGTCACTCCAAGTACATTTTCAAACATGCCTGGAATATGCCTCAAATTAAGCATAGCATCATGGAGATATGAAGCTCTGGCCCCCATTGCAGTAGCCTTGGGTAGTAGCCCCCTCCGCAGGTTTAGAAGCGAAGAAGTTGAACCGACCGGAAACTTCCACAAGCCAACAGCAAGACCAGCAATCACTAATGGATTTGTGGCTACATCAAGAATTGTTTTTAGTATTGGATTAGGTTTTTTCCCTTTAAGCAGAACATTTTGAATACTTTTTAACTGGTTGGGGGACATTGTATCGGGAGATAACATTGCTCTCGTCAGGCCATCCACATCGCCACGGAGAAGATTACTAAACATTAAACCGGGACGGTCATAAAATGTCACTGGAAAATCAGCGGATGCAATTCCAAAAGGCGTGTCTTGGTTTAGGTCATACTCTTTTGCCATTTAATTTCCTTATATAGCCTGTTCTCCTTTGGCTAAGGATGGTCCAAGAACCCCCCCAGCTATGTGCTGGTAAAGAGCTTGACGAGCAAAATTTTCCTCTTCTTGAGCTTGTGGTAAAGCCATTCTTGCAAGCATATTTTCTGGGGAATTAATTAATTCTTGCGATTTAATGGCCGCACTCTGAACTTTTCTATCCCCGGCTGCTCCTATCCCTTCTGCTAAATTCTGTGCAAGCAACCAAGCAAGAAGTGTCCCACCAAATTTAGCGGTCTTTAGCCCAGACAAACCTTTTAATTTGGAAGCAATGCCTGTTGCAGCTTTTCCAGCTACAGGAGTCGTTACTGCGGCTGTTTCTGCCCCCTGACCGTATAAAGCATCTAACATTGGATTATATTCTGTTGCCATAGATTATGCTCCTGTTCTCATTAATCCTGTCATACCAGCAGAAGAACCGGGACTAACAGAAGTATATGGACTTTGAGAAGCCCCTTGGATAGCTTGCATTATTAAAGCCATTTGACGGTCTTGACTTTGAAGAAAAGAATTTAGCATTAAAGATTCTTTGTCTGAAATACGTTCTTTTGTTTTCTCTTCCATTAAAGTCTTTAGATATTTCTCTGCGGAGGTTCGAGATTTTTTGGTGGCCTCCTCAGTGGCTTTCCTTTCATTAGAAGCCATACGTTCTTGGGACCTGATTTGTTCCATGCCAAGTTTTTGTTCCCCCCTCTTGGCAATAATATTGGAACCGAGGCTGGCTCCACCATATAACAGTCCTAAAATAGTTGCAATGGTTACTGGGTCCATTTACTGAACTCCTTCCTCAAGGTTTGCAGCTTGCGTGCCACTAATTATATTATTCAAAGAGTTTGCAAAATCTAACACTCTTTTCGATTTGAATGCCCCTTCCGGTATTTCTAAAGGAGCAAGAGGATTAATACTTTTAGACATTTCTTCCCACATCGCTTCGAAGTCCATACCGGTATCTTTCATACCTTTAGCGAGACTACTACTACTAAAACCGTCAATAGGGCCAAAGGCTCTCGAAGCCAGACTACCTATGGTTAAATTCTCATCCGTCAATAACTTCCTTTTGCTATGAACAAGACCATTTAAGTTGCCCAATAATTCTGACAGTTCATTACGTTGCCAAGTGAGATAATCTTTCTTTATACCCGATGCTTCCTCAATCTTTTCGTCTAAGTTCTGCTGGACACCTTCGATAGAAGCTCTTGCATTTCTCAGGTCCGTAAAATTTATCTGGCCACTCACTATTTTAGTTTCCAATTCCCCAATACGGGATGAACGTAAGTCTTCAATATTTACTTTTGAACGGTTAAGTGATATTTGATTTTGCAAAGCTCCCATGACAGATTTTTCTGCCCCTTCCTTGGATTTATCTATTACTCCATCTGGCCTTTTCGTAGTGATTAAAATATCCTTAGTTCCATTATAGGCAGCCTCTTTTACTTTTGAGTAGATAACAGTAGCTTGCTCCGCGTCTATAGATTGTTGCTGTTGTGCCGTAATAAATTTTTCTTTGGCTTCCTCCCGTTTAAGACCTGTTTTTAATAATGTTGTCATTATATTATTATTATTCGCAGTTTGTCGTGCCTGAAAGAGGGTATCTAATTTTCTTAAATCAAATTCAATATCCTCAGCCTCCTTGGCCCTTTCTAAATCCTGACTATTTTTAGCCTTTTCCCAATCCAGTCTATTGCCTTCCAATTCCTTTGTAAGAGCCATTTGAGCCTGGTCGATTGTTCTCTTATACTCCATATCTTCCCTTCGACCCTTTTCGACTTCTGCCGCTCTTCTATCTTGCATAGCCATATTAGCCGCGTTCATCTCCTGCTCAGCTTGTACCTGTTGAGTATTGCGTTGATTAGCACCCTGTTCGGCAGTAGCCGCCCTTTTATTTGCGGAGGCTTCCTGCATAGCTGACAGTAATCTATTATTGGCTGTCTGCTTATTTTGAGCCATAGACTGTTGAACATAAGGATCAACACCACCACCGGTCACTGTAGGTTTATCTTGTCCTCTTGCCATATATTTATAAGCTCCTAAATCCAGAGTAAGAATTTACTGTTCTTGAACTTGTTCCTTGGTTAGAACTATTCATTTGTTTCTCTGCTAATCTATTAGCTTCCTGGGTTTGAGCCAAGTCCGCTATCAAAGTAACTAATGGAGTAGAATCCATAGCAAAAGAAGGAGTTTCTATCAACCAATTAGCTAAGTTTTCCTTTCCAGCCATTTTTAATTGCTCAATACTTGTTTGGAATTGGGCAACTTGCATATTATAAGCGGCCTCTTGCTCAGCTTGATATTTAAGCATTTCCACATGCTGTTGTTCCTGATAACCTAAATACATATTCGATTTAGTATAGGCACTCTCAACAATACCCAAATATGTTTTAGCGTGGTCCTCCGCAAGGTTAGCATAATTAGCTTGAATATTACTTTGTATAGTTGTAAGTGAAGCCCTTTTACTCTGCTGGAACTGCATAAATTCTTTGCTATCAGTTCCGTAAGTTTCGAGAATGTTTCTCTCCTCAGCTTTCATCGAAGCTAAGGATGTTTGCACAGCGGCTTGCATATCATGTGCTTTAGCAAAATCCCGGTCTTTAGCTATCTGTGTATTTATCTCATCAAGCTTTGCGAGAACCTCATTAACCCTTCCTTTGGAAGCTTGGACATATTCATCCGCTTTTTCAGCAGCAGCAGAAAATGCCTCCTGAGTACTGGAAACTCTATTCTGAAAATTTTCATTAATAGTATCAAGATTAGATATATATTCCTCTGTAGCTTTTCCAGTCATTTCCAAAGCATTTGCAGAACGGTTGGCTTGTTTCTGAGTGCTAAGTATTTGTTGTTCATAATTTTTAATCGCGGCATCCGCAACCGTGGAATAAATATTAGAAGATTGCTGTTGTTCTGCCGGAGTTCTTGAAACTGGCCTTCTAATGCCCGGAGGAACAGAGGTAGATTTAGTCGTTGGCGTAGAAGACATTTGCAACGAAGAAGCAGCTTTCTTAATGGGGTCCATTGAGGTATCCCCAATATTCCTTGTGTCAACAGCAGCTTGCTCTACCTTTTTTGAGTATGTCGAAAAATCAGTAGCCATAAAATAAAACCTTTCTCAATACTTATTCTACCACATTTTAGAAATCTGTCAAGACATTTTTCGAGAATCGGTCAAGGTCAGATTTACCTCAGCGTCAGTTAATTCAAAAATTGTTCCAGCAGAGATTTGCTCCACGTAAAGTTCAATATCCACACCATCAATATTCAAATCCTCCGCAGATTCCGACGGATTCGTATCCACACTTGGGTATGCTACATTTGTGTGAAGGCTCGAACTACTATTCCTATAAGCCCCCACTCTCCATTTATTATTCACGTTATTGTCAAAACCTGACAGCTTCCTGGCTTTTAGAGATACCCCGGCCATAACCCATCGATTGAATCTTGTGATATTTTCGCTTACTGGGGGAGGAAATCTAACACTAAATGGAACTGGACTTATGGAATAGGTATCCCCAGTGCTAATATCGTTATCGAAATTAGATGTAAAGGTTATCACCTTGGTAGTATTATCAATTGTGGCTATTGTTCTGCCTTCTCCTGCGTTTGCACCGGAAGTCATATATAGTTTAGCCCCAACCATATCCGAGTTCAACATTGCATTTTCATCAGTAAGTGTAGAAGAACTTGTCGCGGTGGCTGTACCATCTAATGTATAAGAGCTACTTATGTCCCACATTGTGCCGGAACCAGAAGATAAAACATCCGGGTAAACAATTCTTCCAGTCTGAGTGATAAAAAAGCATCTATTCTTTTTACCAGATACTATATCCGTACCGTCCGTGACTTCCACAAAATTTGCACCCTCAATCATTGTGCAAACTTTAGTAGAGTGCCATATAACTAACATCTCTTCCCTGGAAACATTCAAAAAGAAGGAGGCATTCATCAAGGAGTCGTAACCACTTTTTATGTTTGATATATCACTTTTCCAATCATCAAAGATAATTCTATCGGCAGCAGTAATTGCCCCCATGCTGCCATCCGATCCATTAAGCATACACAGTCCAACACCTGAAATCATAAATATAGAATTTCCACTTGAGTGTGCGGCTTCCTTTCCTGCAAGTCCTCTTTTCTTGTGCAGCCCTGTAAATTGAATCGGTTTTAGTTTCCCCGATTTGAAAATATAAACAATTGCATTATCATTAAGTTGAAATAGGGATTCCCCCGCAGGTAAAAAGCGTAAAGCCCTACCTTCTTCTGGATTTCCTATTCTCTTATTATATGTACTAAAATATTCAGGAGAGGCGTGTTCTGAACTACTGAATAAAGTATTATAACCTCCGTTTTCAGAAGCAGCCTCAGCCATGTACGTTTGCCCCTCATACCTCCCTATCGTTCCGCTTTGTGGTGGAGCAGTCACTATATCTTTCTCAGGGTCGTAGAAGGTTAGAAATGGTAAAGCTGAATCGACAACAGTTCCAACATTTACAGTTAAAGCGTCCCAAGTTCCAGATGTGGCCCAGTTACCTGTTTTAGAAATTGATTGCTCAAGATAAAAAATAGCTCCTTGAGTGACGTTAGCGTCTCCAAGATTTATGGTTCTGAAAATGTCTATAGTATCAAACAGAGCATCGAAGTCACTAAATTCCTCCCCAGACACAACTTCATCATTATCAGGCAAGTCAATCGTTATTTTCACCTGTGTCTCTGGCTCGGAGGTTACTACTCCCCCACCTGTCAAAGTAGAGCCTGAAACGGTTATATCATCTTGGTTAGCCCCATTCTCAGTTTTTGTAAGAGTGTAGGCATTGCCAGCGGTTCCTCTAACCTTAGACTCAAGGAGAACACTTGCCGATTGAGCGGAGGCTGTTACCACTGCGGAGGAGTCAGAATTAATAGCATCAGCAAGAGCCTGACAACATTCAAAAATTGTAGTTAAACCAGAAATATCTACTTGTACATCACCAGCGTAGGAAGAGTCATCGTCTGCTTCATAAGTTCTTCCGTTTATAGTTATAAGGTCTCCATCTATTAATAAACCAGAGTCCCCACCCGATGAGGAGAAACTTACAGTTCCAGTAGCTTTCGTAGTTTTAATATGGTCTAAACGAACAGTTAAAGGAGCACTAAGAGCACTATAAATACCTCTCGTAGAGGAATAGAATCTCCAAGCTATCTGGTAGGTTCCATCTCCCTGTAATTGATAACTGGTATCCACTGCGGAGGTATTAAAAGTAGGTGCGGCTAATTCACTATCGAAGTTCCCTGGACCGGAGTCAACTGTGACCAAAGCAGAGCCATTCCAATAAACAGTTTTAGTTGTTTTTGTATCTACCGCCACCAATAAGTAGCCCCTATCAACTGTACAATCAATTTCTAATGAAGAGGTTATATCATTGCCAGCAGCCCAAATAGCAAGAGTACTCCAATTGCTTCCGTTATCAGTTGTATATATAAGGTCAATTTGCTCGTTTGTTGTATCATTTTGAGAATCCCATCTAATAACAAAACCTCTATAAACTGTCGAGGTTGTTCTTTTCTGAAATGTAACCTGTCTTACAAAATCTGGTCCATTGTATGAGCCTATGTCCCCAAGACCGGAAACAGCATCCAAATCCACAAGTAATTTATTACCATAATAATTTCGTAAAGCCCCATTAAATCTTCCATCAACACCAACTAACCTGCCAAAAGAGCCGGGTTTAACTTGGTTAGGTGGGACGCTTGTATCCATTCTTGCCGAACTAATATTAAATTGGTAATAAGGTCTATCTTCCATTTTTTATATTCCTTCTTAAATCTATATTATATCTCTCTTCCACTCCCAGAATTATAAAGCCAACCATACTCATTTGAATCTAAAGCTCTTGCCCATATCATTATACAGTCCATTGCTCCCCCAAAGAAACCACTATCGCCCTGCGAGCCTGATAAATTATATGCCCCCAATGTCAAATTTTCAGTATCATCTATATCACCTAATGAAGTTATATCAGTTGGAGTAACTACCTCCGTATCGACAATCAATCTCATATTGTTCCCATCACGAATAGCAAATATGACATGCCATTCGTTGTCGCAGTACGAACCCCCAGTTGTAGTAACTTGTTTAGCCTCAACATTATCATCCATCCAAAAATTAACTTGACCAGATGAATTTAATCGTATCATATATGTTTTCTGTCCACCACCTACTGCACCTTTTATTACTAATACTTCATCGCCAGAGGGATTTCCATTACGCTTAAAGATGCACATTATAGTTCCATCACCACTACCCCAATCAAGAGAGGAGTCATTTCCGCCGTCTATATAATCAGACGAACCATTAAATGTTAATGCTCCATTTATCAGACCAGTAGTATCAATATCCTCTGTGTTCTGCTGTGCTGTTCCATTATTAACTCCAGTCTCATCAATAACGTCCGTAGAAGCGGCATTGTCATTCATCTTATAATAAGCAGATAAATCCGCCTCAAGAATACTGGTTGCCGTCAGGCTTCCAGATATAACTTCTATTCTGTACGGTTTCCCGTTAGTGGTGTCCATTATAATACAAGAGTTCCATGATTTATCCACTCTACCTAACGAATACATATCCTCTGCAAGTGGGTAAATATCCTGTGTATTTGAATCTGCGTTTACAGTAACAACATCATCAGCCGTTAATGCACTACTGAAGGTTGTGGCAACTGTTATATCTAAAACTGTTAACGGCGTAGCAGGAGTACCTGCGGCTAAAGGCTCTATGTACCCAGTATCTTCATCTACTCTAATTCCTAAGCCACTAAAGTTGGAGGTATCCGTGTCATTAGATAATTGTATGGTAGATAATTGTGAAGTTCCATTTGGGAACATTCTTAATGCAACACCCTTATTTTCTCGGTTAGCAGTATAGTCACAACCATCTACTGTAGATGCTGTTCCAGAACCAATAGTTAAATCACAGGATGTTGCTATTAATCTTAAATCACTATGAAAATCCCCATGACTAATAGTAAGATTTCCGGTAGAAACAAGATCGGTTCCGTCAGTAGTTAAAGGGCTATCCGCGAATCCAGAACCGGACATATACGGAACATTTCCATCTGTAATATCATTTAAGTCTATAGTATCAGCTATTATATTACCACTAACAGTTATATCAACTCCATCTGTTGTAATAGGACTATCTTCAAAACCACCGGCCCCAACAAACGGAATATTACTATCCGTTATATCCGTTAAATCGGTCGTCACAAAAGTAGGAGAGGAGGATATTGTAACATCTTGATTGATAAATAAGTGGTCGCTGCCATCGCTAAAAATATGGTCTGAAATATCCTCCGCAGTTTCGGTAAACCCAAGTGTCACAACTTGATCCACCGCAGTATCATCATCCATTAAGGAGCGACCTGCGGAGGTTATTGGCGTATCGGTTATAGTTAGCTCTGAGTAATAGCCGGAATTATAAAATACTTCGTTGTTATCATCGGTATTACAGACAACACCAAGAGAGCCATCCCCACTTATAGCTATTGAACTTCTATCCGAGGATGTGGCAGGAATATTTTGACTCTTCCATGTCGTTCCTCCATCGAAAGAAGCATAAAAATAACCTAAGGAAGAATCTACAACCGTCATTGTGTTGCCGGAGTTATCAATCGTACACTCATCCCACACAACAACGTTTGAAGTTGGGTTTACCACTGTCCAAGTAACCCCGTAATCAGAGGACAAGTAAGCACTTTTAGAAGTATCGGTGGAATTACTTCCAACTATTATAACAAATTGTCCGGTAGAACTTATCGCTATATCGTTAGGACTAAAGGTATCTCCTCCAGCAGGAGTGGTAGAAGCCCAAGAAGTTCCTCCATTTGCAGTTCGATAAATATTATCGTTGTCATCCCAAGTATAAATATAAGTTCCATCAGTACTACAAATTATTCTTTCCCAATTAGTTGCTCCACCATCGGGATATGAGTAAGACCAATTACTTCCAAAATCAGTTGAAAGACTTACTCCAAAAGAGGTCGCAACCGTAACAAATGAACCCCCTGCCCCAAGAAAAGCATCATTAATTGTCCCTGATGGAGCAACAGCCCGAATTCCTACTGTGAGTGTCCCCGCCGATAATGAGGAATTACGTTTTAATTTTAAGTTTATTTTACTAATCTCATAAGTTGAGGATGCTACAAAAGTTTGTGCAAACCAATTAAGATTAGAACATTGCCAACCATTAGACCCAGTAGGAGTGTATTGGTCTCGATAAGCAGCACCCTCAAACGTTTGAAACCAGCTATCATATAATAAACCCGTAGCATTTTGGTCCCATGTTACTCCCGCATCATGGGAATGATAAACAGAACCGTTGGGGTAACTACCCACATTAGCTAACCAATACACCCCGACAGTTCCATTTATGCCCACACCCCCAACAACAATAGCATACTGAGTGCCACTTGTCAAAGTAATAGGCGTATCTATAGCTATACTTCTTGTTTCAAATACGCTATCAGATAATGTTGTTGGGTCTGTAGTGCCTGAGCATAAATCAGAACCAGTTGGTTGGTCGTCCCCTGTGACAGCAACTTCACTCCAGTTCTCTCCATAATCATCTGATGTCCATATATTTCCTTCCGACTTACTGTTATCTCCTATAGTAACTATTTTACTTCCCAGGGTATTACAGCTTATAGCACTAAAATTATCTACCTCTGGTATTTTTTCACTCCAATTGCTTCCAGAATCAGTCGATAAAAAAATACTTCCATTGGAAGCTATTGAAATAAAGGAACCATCCAAATCCATACATACATCATTCCAAGCACTAACGCCAGAGTCTATATCGAAAGGTAACCATGTAATATTCCATTTTTTTATAACTTCACTGGCATATAACATCGTATCCGCGGAACCATCGGAACCCCACACGGAATTAATATCTTTTTGAATTTCGGAAAAATCTGTAATAAAATTAGTTGGGAAAAAAGCCACTCCCGGAATTCCTTGCGGCCCTTGGGGTCCAGTAGGTCCTTGTACTCCTTGGGGACCAATTAAACCCTCTGTATCAAAAGAAATATTACCACCAAAAGATATGTCTGCAAGGTCTCTTAACTGTGTAGCCTCCGCAGAGTTGCTTTGCGAAGGACCATACTCTGAATAATTTCTCGCGGAATCCCCACCTCCCCAGGGAATAGATATACCAAAACCATCTGAACCTACTGGGTTATCTATTGCAGGAATAAAAAGTCCTTGGAGGGCTGGATTGGAAACTTCTGCGTTTTCGGACATACCACTTTCAGAGAACAGAAGAGTCATTTGTTATCTCCTATATCTTCTATTATCGAAGTTGTCACATCTTTCTCTCGGTGCTTCTGGCATGTTACTATAATACGCAGTTAAACGAACATTTCTAAGTTCATTTCTAAATGCTTGGAGGATTCCATCTGCTCTTTTCTTATTTCCTTCTATGGACATTATTCGATAAGCTGCATAAAGAGAGACAACCATATCCATTCCCTTATGAATTGCTGGGGCTATTTCATAATAAATATAACCGTCATCCGTTGCTGGAATAGGACTAAAAGCCACATCTACGGTAGCCACTCTTGTTGTTGAGTTATATGAAATAATATTTCTTTCCTGTAAAATATTTCCAGTGACATTAGTTCCATCCACACCTAAAATTCTTATTACGCCTCCAGCGTAAGCCTGAACATGGGTATCTAAAGCCCCAGCGTTAGGTGTAGCTCCTAATGTCACCTCATCTCCATCTGAATTTAGGGTGCACAATCCATTATGAAGCCGGGCTACACCGTTAGGAATCCATTCAGCAATAAGTGTCCTGCTAATGCCAAACATCTCAGTAGATTGAATATTAAGAGTATGTCCTTCCAACCAAACTCCACGTCCATATGGGTTAAGACGTGCTCTGCCGTCATAAAATATTTTAGTTCCACTTTGACCAGCAGCATATAAACCCTCGAAGGAACCCATAACATGTGGTAAAACATATTGTGTCACACCATCCACTATTGTTATAGTTTGTTTAACTACCGCTGGAGTTTGGTCACATCTATTCTTTTCACTAAGAACAAACATATAAGATTTTTCTAATAATTTAATTATTTCAGCATCACTGTATTTGGCACTTACTTTTGGTTCATCAACATTAAGACGTACATCGTCAATAGCTCTTGTTAAGAAGCTATCATCATAGAAAGATGAAGAACCAGAGCTTATGGCTGTTGCGATGTCCTTTGTAAACGACACGGACCCAGATGCAGCAGTAAAGTTTGTGGAGGCAAAGGTATAGCCTGAGAGGTGACAGAAGACATAGTAAGTTGTGTATTCGAGGTAGAATGTAACCTGTCCATTAGAGTCGGTAACTTTTGTTCCGGCAACTGAACCACTTCTTGCGTTAGAGGTGTTAACCCACACGGAGACCCCGGATAAAGGGGAACCGGCTGTAGTTCTGATAGTAAGTGTAACTGCGTAATCTCCTACTCCTGCTAAATTATATCTATTTTGAATTGAGAAAACTCCCGCACAGAAGCGAACAGTTTGCCCATTTACTGTTACGGAATTAACCATAACCATATAATCATTTCCGGCAGCATAGAAGCCAGAATCCGAGTTATCACTTAAATCTATGGCTATACCATGACAACCAGTAGCTCCATCTATATCAATACCATCTGTGTCGATTAAAGTGTAGCCCGAATCTGAACTTCTTTGGGTCATGGAACTATTTTTATAAACTTCAATATCTGTGGTGGCAAGCCCAGTTAAAGTAATAGATTCATCTGTACTTCCGAAGGAATTAAAGAATAAATATACTATCGAATTGGCCTGGTAATCGCCTAAATATGAGGGCACAGTAATCATTTTATCCCTTAAATATAAAATACATAGCTATAGTTATTAGAACAGGAATTGCACCCCCAATAATGCCCCACACACCAGCCTTAACTTTAAGAACAGCAATATCTATTCTGTTCTTAGTCACTAACTCGGATAACTCCTTAAATTTAGTGTTAATCCATTTTTTGTCATTTATTGAAAGAGCCATTATTACTTCTTCTTTCTTGCAGCGTTTATTGCAATAGCTAAAATCTGACTTTTCTTTCTTGGCTTACCGTTAGCCCCACGAGCCTTACCTTTCTTCCTATTATCAGCAATTAATTCTGCTATACTTTTTCCTATGTCACGACCTAAAGGCATAACTATTTAACCTTTGCATTATTTTTCCCATAACCGCTATATTGATAGTAATAAACTTCATCAATAATCTCTGTCTCTTTTTTATACTCATCCATAAGAAACATTAATTGAATAACTTGACAATCGTTAGCAATTAAGCAAGCTGGGACACAATAAATTATGGCATTAGATTGTCCTCCAACTAAAATACCACGCACTTTTCCGTCTAAAGAATATACAGGACAACCAGAATTACCAGGATGACCCGCAGTATCAGTCTGAAACGTACAACTCCAACCATAACTTTCAGATAAACCAAATTCTTCTAAGTTTCTCGCTAAAGAAGAAACAATGCCAGCAGTAACGCTATTGAAATTTTCTTCCCCATAAGGGCTGCCTATAGCAAAAACTGTTTGCCCCAATCTGCAATCATTAATGTCACCAACTCTTGTTGTACAAGTTACCATAATATTTAATTTTATGAAACCTAAGTCATATTTTTTACTGGATATAGCACTATTGGAATTATATTTTTTACCGTCATTAGTTGTAATGATAAATTCATCACTGTCCTCCACAACATGTCTCGCTGTTAGAATCAAGTCTGGAGCTATTAGAACTCCACTGCCTTGACAATGGCCTGTCACATTTTTTATGTGTACAACATTGTTAATAACAGATGGAATACTCTCTTCTAAACCTTTATTCCCACACCCAATAGACATCCAGATTATTGATATACCTAATATGAATATCATAATCCCGGCAACTCGCCATGATTTACATTGCAACATGATTATTCTCCACTTAAAACTCTTGCTTGACGGTCCCATTCTTCTGAATTTTCATCCTGCCTCATATGGTAGTAATCACTCTCTGCGGAGGCTATGGCTTTACTTGTTTCAGCACATGACACAGGAGCAAATAGCCTATGCCTTAATTCCTCAGCCATAGCTCTTGTAAAGTTCCCAAGGGACTTATCTAAATTCATAACATCAACAAAAACATCTTTGTTGGGGGACATCCATTCACAAATACAAAAGACACCCAATTTATTATAACGAAGTAAAAATAAGGGTCTTTTCGATTCCTCCGCAAGATTTTTAATATACTCTCCAAGTTCCCCACCTATAAATGTGTGCTCAGAACGTTTATAAATGCTTGTCATTCCTAACATTATGGTTTCTCCGAAGGAATTAGTTTCGTACACGATAGGGTTAAATTAACGCCCTGCAAATTTTTAACCCCTTCAACCTTGAGAGCTATGTCACACAGCTTATTTATTAGTCTCCTACCAGCCTCATTTACTTGTATAACAGGTACTTGAGGAAGTTCCTTATTAGGTTCCGGTACAGTTGGATTCTTTTCCGCTTTGTTTGGGTTGGCTTTGGGTCGTGTCATTTTCCCTGTCCTCTCTTTCTCAGTGCCGCGAGTTCTGCGGTTAAATCAACCCCATAATTCTTTTTGGCACTGCTTTCTACGGCTTTAGTTCTTACGGTTTTAACTTTTTTCTTTTTACCTTTTTTAAGGTAAGCTCTCTTGCCCATAGCAAGTTCATACAATGTTCGTTTTATACTCATAGCTCTTAACCTTTATCTATGAACCAAAATAATTGGAGACCAAAAGCTCCATCCGTCTCATCAATTCTGATAGGGTTATTTCTACCTACCTTTATCGGATGAGGAAATTTAGCAACTGTATTTCCTATTACACCACTGGTTGTTAAAACACCAGTATTGTATTTTATTGTTTTCTTTAGAGTATGTTCATCAACAGGAAGACCTTCCCCATCATTCCAAGTTGCATTAGTGATAGTTCCATCATTAGAACCAACCAAATCATATACGGTAGTCCCAGTTCCTTCGTCAAGATTCCATGCGGCTGATATTCCAGTCTCATTTCCTTTGAATTTACTTCCAGCACCACAAGCACTACGAGTTTCAATCTCGGAAGCAGATAATATTTGACCTTTATAAAGACCAACGGTACTCAGGTAGAAAACCTTACTATTAACCCCAGTTCCAATAGTTAGTACAGTTGCACCACCTGTTATACTGTCAACATCGGATAAATCGGCTCCGGCTGAGACGGCCAATTTGCCATCAACGTATATCTTTAATCCAGTTTCAGAACCAGCATCAATATTCACTATTACATGATGCCACGTATTATCATTGATAGGATTTATAGTAGTGACAGTAGCAGTATCAGTGCCGTCTCCAACAGTGACTTTTAATTTACCTGCGGAGTCTATTTCAACAATATAACCGTCATCCGATCCATCGTCTTTGTGGATAATTTTACTTATACTAACAGCCGTTGATTCAGCTTTTATCCCAAACTCAATTGCAAAATCTCCTGTTACAGGTTCTAAAGCCGCGTTATCCGCCACTTCTATTTTTTCACCCGTTGCATCAAACTTGATTGAAGACCTTCTTATAAGAGAAAAACCATCCGCAGTTGCTCCTCCTGTAAGAACAAACCCGTCAATATAATAACTCATATTAGGGCCTGGGGAATCTTCCAAATGAGTAAAAGCTGCTGAGCCAGCATTGGTATGGTTGGTTGGGGAGCCATCAATTGGTTTGTCTTTATAATTCATCTTTTAATATCCTTAAAAAGAATAGAAGATGTCCCGTAGGTTGGGGACATCCCCTATTTCTATTTGTATATATTTAATTAGCCTGAGCAGGTGTCTATTAAAACCCCACCATCGGCATTGCCTTGGTAGTTATTAATACCAACATAAGCGGCGACCTGAGTTATAACAGTGTCCCATGTCCCAGCAAATAAATTCCTTGCTGTAATACAAGTACCGTTACTGGGAGCACCCGTAAATTTGATACCCGTTGTGGAAGCATTAGCAACCCCACTGAATAGGTTATCAATATAAACATTGTCAGGTCTATTACCACCAGCAGGAACGTGCTCAATGCCGATCTTATCCGTAACAACATGGAAGATATTATTTCTGATGCAGGACCTTGTACAGTTTACTTGAATTGCAGCAGTGTTCCAACTACGGAAGAGATTATTTTCAATTAGTAAATCAGGACAATCATTAACAGCACCAGCTTGGATACCATATTCACCATCCCAGCCATCAAAACGACAATTACGAATGGTGACTTTGTAACTTGCGGAGGAGCCTCCAATTACAATACCATCATAATTATCATTAGCATCAGAAAAAGCTATACCATCAATCACTACCTCGTGGGCATTAATCGTCATTAAATCGTAAGCTCCACCATTGCCATAAATCATTGCTTTGTTCTGCGTTTCAGGGCCGGGACCAATAATATGAAGACCGTTAGTTGCTACTGCAACTGTTGCATCTTCGTCATAATCTCCGGGAGCTACAAAAATCTTGTCGCCAACAGTGGTGGCAACAGCTATAGCCTCTGTTATTGTCTTGAAAGCATTTTCCCAAGAAGAACCGTCTCCACTGGAAGAAATAGCAGCGTCAACATAAAAAGATTCAGAAGCAGTTCTGCCGGAGGGGTCCTGAACTCTATTTTTAATATCTTCAAGACGTTCAAGAACAGAACCATCTTTGTTATCAACTACGTCAGAAGTATCGGCTGCATTATTACTATCATTACGGCCAATGAGATTTTCTGCTGTATCTTCGGAAGCTCCTGCATCAAGATTACCAGTTCTTTTGGCAAAAGTAGAACTTGCATTAAAACCATAGTTAGTTGTTCCAACATCAACGGAGCAACCGACCATAATATGATTTAATCCAGCAGCGTCCTCAGCGATACCATTAGTGTACGCACCATCTATAATAACATTATTAAATGTTAGTCTGTGGGATGCAGCATCAACATGGATTCCATGAGTAGCTCCATCACAATCTGCATGAGAGAAAATCTTAACATTCTTCATTACAGTATCATTATTTCCAGATGTCAAATGAATAGCTTTAACAAATTCATCTGTGCCATCCCCGGCTTCCCCCATAGCAAATTCTAAATCTTCAAGGATACACCCAGTAATTCCAGTTTCCAAATCCAAACCGATTCCTACAACTGTTACACTTGGTCTGAAAACAAGATTTTTCAAAGTAATATCGTCTGCACCTATAATACATTTTGAATTAGCATGATTAAAATCAAATCTTGGACGGAGACTTCCTTCCCCCATTCCTATAATGGATATTCCGGCGACATCTGCATCGAATCCAGTTGTAGTATCATCGAAATCTTCATAGTGACCCGGAGCGACTAAAATAATAGAACGCTCATTGGCAGTACAAAGACCGATAGCATAATCAACTGTAGCGAGGGGTGTTTTTATTGAATGACCATGAACACTATCATCAGCATCCAAGGCTTCCGTAGCATTTGCATCTACAAATAAAATTTGAGCCTCCGCAAGGTTTTTAATTCCAAGATTGGCAAGATACGCAAGTATATTCCAACCATATTTACGAACCATTTCGGAGAGTCTTAATGGGACTGTTGCAGCCATATTACATATCCTTTCTTAACTAAACTATTCTACCAAATATTAATTGGCTATCTAATCTACAAAAGTAGAAATTTATAAAAACAGGGAGGCGTTTGAACCTAAAACCAACCAGAGAGAGGAAAAGAAAAATAACAGTTGCCTCCCTGTTACAATCAATTTTCAAAGAACTTAAACCGTCATTGTGGCCTCAGTTAGGCCGGTGAATTTGAGACCTCTCGGGTCTTCTGGACAGATGAGGTCGTAATACCAGAATGGAGCTTGAAGCAAGTCCAAAGGTCTTCCATTACTATCCGATACACCCATAAATACTCCATTATGTCCTGCAAGTGGAGCAAGGAAGTTAAGGTCTGGACCCATCATTTCCGAAGTTCCACCAATTTTCGGAGGAGCATATCTTTTCAGGTTATTACCTTTGAATTTAAGCCCGTAAAGTGTTTTACTCAAACACATTGGACTTATAACCCAGTTGAATTTCCTTCCACCGAATTCATATTCTACGGAAGTCCATCCACCCTTGAATTTCAAGGATTTCCCTGTGCGGTCATAATTCTGTCGATTATTATAAAGACTGGATTGTTTTAGCCACTGCTGTTGAACACCCTGAGTCGTTATAATTGTATCGAGAGTTTCACCTGGATAAGCATCCAGATAACCACCGATATAGGCATTAATTATGTCGTCTGTTAATGAAGCATTAACCGAAACAACTTGGCTTTTGAACATACTGTAAAGGTCCAAATCAAGACCAGAAGCACCATCAGCACCACCAAGAATTTGACCAGAGGATTTTACCCAATCGTTCAAACCCCAACTATATTGAGGACGAGCACCAGAAGTATAAATAGTCGAATTTGCAGCACAAATCCAATCACCAGCCGCACCGGGTGTTTCACCACCAGTTCTGTAACCAGCCGTAAAATCGGGCAAACCCCCTGTACCAGTATCAACCGGACGAAGTGTAATTTTCTTGCCAAGATAATCGACATCAACCACGATAAGCATAATATAATTTGCGGTCGAAGTAGCATAATTTCTTACATCTGTTCCATCGGTTGCCGTACCAGATTGTAATGTACCAGAACTATCGGCTACAATATCAACTTTTTGGCCTTTGATAAAGTTGGCGATTCTTCCATACTGTTCATCCAGTGTTATTACAATATAGTCTGTCCAAGAAGAATGTTCTGCAATAGCAGAAATACTACCAAGAACTTGACTTGGGTAACCAGCACTGTTTGTTACAGAATGAGAAAAGAAGCTGGAGGCTTCATAAATGGCTTTTTGTTTGGCAACGGCCTTCAAATCACGGAAGACCTTACCCAACTGAGCCGCATTAAGAGTTTCCAGTTGTTTCCAAGCTACAGGAATACTATAGTTACCATTTACTTTATGTAAAGTAAGGGTTCTTTTTACCTCTCCTGTGTGAGGAACTTCCTGAGCTTTTGGAAAAATAGCCTGATTTGTAGCAGCATCACCAAGAGCAAGAAGCTGAGCTTGGTTGCCGGAAATAGAGGTCATGCCAGGGCCAAGTGGATCACCACTTTCCAAAGCACCACTGGAACCAGTATTATAGATATGAATAACTTGATAGCCTTTACCGAGACCTTCTTGGGATTTTACACCCATAGATGTTCTCTTTATCTCGGAGAACATAGGAGCAACTGTAGGCTCGATGTCGATTAACATCTGCGGAAGCTCCTCTCGGACAATATCACTAAGTAAATCTACCGCTTGTGTCATTGCAGTAACCTTTCACTATATACTTTTTTAATTCTGTGGAAATTGAACAATTCAACTTCCTAATGTATAAAGCGACAAGGAAACAATTAAATGGGTTTATTTCTTAACTTTTGACCTCAGAGCACTGATACCCTTTTGCAGGTATCTATTAACAAAATTCGTCTCTGCGTTGTCATCAGAAGCATCAACCCTTTCAATTGGCTTTTCAGACGTAACCTCGGTAGGCAAGCTCTGTCCTGGAACAAGTCCTAACGTAACAGGATATTGTCCCGGCTTACTGGATATACCAAACCGTGAGATACGAGAGCGTACCTTTTGGATAGCCTCGGTCAAAGCGGTTTGTTTATCTATGCCATCTTTAATTTTGCTGAGAACCTCGTCATAAACTTCTTCTTTAATGACTTCTTGACGAGACTGAGAAATCTTCTCATCCTCGTCTATTATTATTTTACCAAAAATCTCATCTTTGTCAACCATATTATCGGATTCTTTTCGCAAATTTAGCTTAAAATTTTCGATATGTTGCTTTTCGGTGTAAGCAAGTCCTGCTGCAACCTCCGCAGGGTTTTTCCCAAACCTCTTTTGAAACTCTGCATCAAAGTCAAAATTAGTATTACCTGCTTGGTGGTTGTTACTACCTTTATTGTCGTTCGCGTTACCTACTGAGTTTCCATCTATCTTACTCATAAGTTCCTCGGCTGAAATATTCATAAATGAAGCAAATTCTTTTATCTCAACATCTGTAGGCTCATGGTTAGGGTCGGAAAATCGTGTGTATAATTCCTGGATTCGTAAACCATTCTGAGCTTGTTTTCTCATTTCGGCGGCTTCTTGGAATTTTTTCTCTGCTCCGGCTGCTTTTTGGGATAACGCGATAGCTTCTTCTTTAGTTAATTGTCGTGTTTCCCCATCAACTGTGATTTCCATGAAGGGGGTCTTGCCCTGATTCTGGTCGTTATTATTGCTATTATCATTATTATTGTTATTACCGGTATCACCAGCACCGCCGCCTTGTCCATCACCTACATTTCCACCATCTACACCGGGGTCACCCACACCACTACCGTCATCGTCCGCAAAAAATCTTGCGTTATGGTTATAAAATCCGAATTTATTCCACATTTTTTTGAACATTACTTTTCCTTTCAAACAGGTTATTATATTGATTTTTTAGTTTTATTGCATTGGCAATTGAGGCATTCCACCTTCACCGCCCATCATTCCAAGAGAAGCTTCCGCGGTTTCCTCAGGATATGGAAGCTGATCGGGAAAATCACCCATCTGAGCTTTGTGTTCATCTATATGTTTATAGAACTTATCACGTACTTCCTGCGAGGCTACAAAGAATTCTGGCCTTGCAACGAAAGCTTGGAGTACCATTAAGTGTATTCGGTGCAAATCGGCTGGTCCAACTATAACACCTTCTCCCGGCGTTTTACCATCTCCAAATAGAATTATATTTTCCAGCATAGCTCGTCGGTAGTTCTGCCAACCAATTTCATCCCCAACAGGAATATCCAAACCTCTTTTACGAACTTCGAAATTAAATTCATCAAGTGTTATTCTACCTTCCTTAAATGCCTCCTTTAGTTCTGCCTTTTGTTGTTCCATCGAGACAGGTCTTTCGGACATGATTGTTACCAGAACTTCATCGGGATAAGGTATTGCATTTTGTGATAGTTGCATAGTTCCCGAATCTGTATCCAAAACGATACCGGCGAGAGAGTCATCGAGGTTGGTTATACTTACAACTTTTTGGTCAGTCCAGTTATCTTTCAAAATTCTTAACAAAGCTCGATATTCACCGGACATAGCCATAGCTATATTTTTAGCAACAGGAGACAAGGGAATACTTGAGGCTTCCATCAACATACCCATAGCGGGGCCACTATCAACACGTCCGGGAGCCTCCCCTCTTGTTAATCCAGCGGGTTGATTTGCAATCTTATCCATCAAAGCAGAAGCAATTTCTAATGCTTTCAATTGAGGAGCGGTCATTTTGGCCGGTTGAATATTAAATGGTTTCAAATCTGGACAGGTATAATCGGGTTCAAAAGTTATTCTTTTGATACCATCTTGCCCCCTATGAGCCTGTGGAGGAGTTCCCAGAGTAGTAGGCCACATTTGTAAACCATATAAATCGAAGTCTGCTACTGATTGGAAAACACTTGATAAAGCTATTTCAAGTTCATTATTTAGGGGGATCATTTGGTCAACGAAAGAACGTCCCCAGAAACTACCAACTGTAGTCCCTCGAACTATTCTTGTTGGCATAGGATATTTAGCACTTGTATGGTCATAACGATAGAGTTCTTTGAATTTAGTCATACCAGCGTAAATTGCGTATTCTGCTAAATAACCATCACTCGTTTCGGTCCAAACCTCTACAAGTAAAGTTACAGGAACATTTTTAAGATTCTTAGTTTTCTTAGACCCACTCGCCATACCATCGTCCTTGGTAGTATTTTTAACGAAAAATCCACCGCCGTTAGCAGACTGGGTAATCATGCCCTCTCCCCATGAATCCATATCCATAGGCATTTCACCGCTTGGAATCTCTATATCATTAAGACCTACATAGGATTTTGAACCATTTGGAGTAATAGCTAAACCTTTTAACCATTCCAAAGGAACGTACCTCATTCTTATAAGCCCACGTACATCGGTTGGTCCGGCTATATCAACTGGAATAGGAAGAAGTTCCCAAGGCATTATAACTTCAATTCCGTGACTATCTGGACCTTCAACCCATAACCCAAGTCCTATAGTTCCGTACATTAAAATAGGAGGAGCCATATCGAGTTTAAGTTTATCAACTTTATCCTGTGGAATAGCTTCATCAAGAACTACTTGCCCTATACTGGATTTTCTAACACCGTCTAAACTAACTCCTTTTTTGGAAACTTTAGGAGAAATGTCAATAGCAAGTAAACGTCCAAGCTGGGTTGTATATTTGGCTACTATGTCCTCATATCTTAATTTAAGAAGTCCGGGCTCATTAAGATAGGATATTGTAACTGTTCCCGATGTATAGTCAACTTTTGTAAATTCACGCAACCCAGACATATAATACTGTGCTATAAACCATTTAACACTTTCTGGATTTCTCCTGCTACGTCCCTCGGATATAATATGAGCAACAGCCTCAGAAGCTTCGTCCTTATTCTTGGGCAACTTATATGTGTAACTCATGTTACGTGGCTCCAAATATAACCTTTACAAATATTATGTACATGTTGAATTGAAATATCGAACTGCCAAGCAACATCTTTCAAGGAAAACTTAGCTATGTTTCGTAAATATTTTATGATTCTAACCTTATTGTCTGTTAAGATAGCGTTAGACCTCTTATCTCCTTTAATCAACCCGGAAAATGTACCATGTCTTACTGCATCATAGGTATTTTCGGATTTGGTTCCCCACTTCAAATTATCTAAGTTATTATTTGATGGATTTCCATCCAAGTGACGACATTCCATTCCTTTTGGGCATGGGCCAACAAAAGTCTCCAACACGAGCCTATGTACCAACTTATGAATTATTTTTCCTTGGATGTATAATTGGACATCTAAATGGCCATATTTATTTATCCTATTTAGGGCCATCCAATGACCTTTTCGATAATGACCATGTGGAGTTAATCTTGGCAAAGCATAAACCTTGCCACATTTACTAATGGCATAATTAGTGTAAACTGAATGAACTTTAAGTTTTATTCCATCAATAATCATAATCCATAACCTTTTGTAAAGCTAACACCCAGTTTTTCTTTTTCCTTTTCTACCTCTTTTTTGCTTTCCTGTTTTACAACCCCTGATAAATTACCACGAGGCAACCTTGCGGAGGCTACTAAAGCTCTGGCCCCAGCTTCATTACCACTACGAGTAGAAATCAATATCATAAGTTGTTCATTGGTTTTAGTTAATCGGTTACAAGTCTCTCTTACTAACGAAGCAAGCATCATAACCATACCTGTAACACAAATTGCAACCACAATTATCGCATAAATAACCCAATCAAACATAAAGGTAGTCCTTTCTCATTCTCTAATTGTAACATAAAATTAAAAATAATTCAACCATTATGGTCTTACGATTCGTATATTTCTTCTTTCTAACCTACGGTTATCTGGACGCTTTTGACGTTCCCTGGCCTTGTGAGCCATTATATTTGTCATTTCATCAGTAATTTTATTTAGAGGAATCCCGGAAAGAATAGGAAGACCATTATGAAACTGCTCCCCACGTTTTATTTTTTCTTCAATAGTATCTTTTCCTCTTTCCCTTTTGAATCTACCACCTTTAGTCTTTATTACATATTTGGGCATACCTAAAATGGTATCAATAGCATCGTCATGTTGTAGCAAAGCTAAATCCAAAGTAAAATCAGCAGTTTGAGCATATAATTGGTTGTAAGGCCATTTATCTTGAAGATGTGCCGGATACTTTATTCGACCGGAGTTAAATCTCCATTCAGAAGAAGCAATCCTATCTGCCTTTGATTCCTTAGCTGGATATGTAATAGGAAATACGCGACCTCTCCATTTGTCATTTCTAATATCCCCCTGCTCCAGCATATACTCAGTAAGAGCCTCCGCAAATGTTTTTTGTATAGAGACCGACTCAATTCCTAAAATCCGAACCTGCCAAGCCAGCCCGTATTCGTAGATGAGCCGCATGAGAGTATCGTCCTTGGCCCGTCCGAGCCATAAGTGCAGGACCCAGAGAGTCGCCAAAGTATCGATCCCGCAGATAGCGATGCACGAGTAATCGTGATTGTTTGTAAGCCCGTGTGCTTTGTCAAAGAGTAAGAACTTAAACATTGGTCCAACAAGCTCGTTGAACGGCTTTTCTTTTTCTTCATAGGTTCTGTGGTCATTTTCATCTCCAAAAACTCTTTCACACCATTTTACTTTATTTGTGTTGGCAAGAGGATTAGTCCAATCGAAATCTCCTTCAACAGTATATTCATTTTTACGTTCATCAACTTTCAGGATTCTATCTTGTTCTGAAATAGGTTCATTGCAATATTCAGACGCGAAAGCCGAAGCACCTATAACTCCTTTTTGCTCATCAAGGTAATCTTTGGACCATTTCTCCGGCCATAGTAGGGTAAATTTGGATTTGTCATCAGGGTCATAAGCAATAGCTCGAATAACTTTTCTGTTCCAATAATCGAAGCGGGGGTCATCCCCTTGGACGGCTCTATACAAAGCAGATTTACGATCAATTAATGTTCCAATCCAAAACATCATCGAGCCAGGATTAAGCATAGGGATAAGTTTCTTAAAGAGGATAGTTTCAAACTTCTCCATAAGAATCTGTCTGGCTGTCTCGGATGGACTATCGGGGTCATTCTCTGGATCATCGAGAACAAGAAATCTTGGACGACCACCCCTAACCTTTCCCATTACACTGCTACCAGAGATAGTAGAACCATTTAGTAATTGGAGATAGGAGTGATTCCAAGTAGCAGTTCCTCGTTTGGGCTTTTGAATTCCAAAGTCGTCTATGATTAATTTATTATTAGTCAACTGGGACATGAAGGTGTCAAAACGTGGGTCCTTCTGCTTATCAGTAGAAAAATATAAGCCTATATCAATTGGTGCATCGCAGAGACTCATATACAAAGTATTCTCAACTGTGATAACCGTTGATTTGGCACTACCTCTCGGAGCCGCGTAGGCATTCTTAGCAAACTTGGCTATGTCCCATTCCATATCGTAGTGAAAATCGGGAGACTCCAATTGGCCTTCCTTGTAGAAATAAGTTTCTTTATCCCCTTTTAGGTAAACATTGCGAAAGAAATACCAACCAACAACAAAATCCAAAAAAGTTTTTCTTCTGGTTAGAACACCTAAACGGGCCTGTCGCTGACCGTCCAAACTTAACTCGGAATAATCCAAAGGAAGCGGCCAATATGGATTATTAAAATCTCGATATTTGTCAATCCAGTGGCTCATCTTCTTTATCCTGTTTTTCCTTATCGGCTATAACTATTTTACAGCCTTCTGCAAGGTCAAATTCCTGGTACAAGCAATAGCCATCTACTTTACATTTGTCACAAGTTTTTTCCTTTTTAGACA